TTATAAACGAATTATATACATATACGTGTTTATAAAACGTTTTACATCGCAACGTTCGGGTACACCTGCATACATCGGCTTTCCGCGCATCTTGATTGCAATTTTGACACAAAAGTATTACTAATGTATTACCAAATGCCCAAAAATGTATTACCAAATGCGTGTTCCTGTTCCCGATACATTATAAACACCTTTAAAGATTTATGCATTATGGCAATTTTGAAATTTAACATTGTTTATGACAGAAAGCACGCCACGGAAGAAGGAAAGCCCGGTTCTGTGGAAATTAGGTTTAGTCTGAGTCGCAAGCAGAAGTACTTCGCGACTGGCATAAGAATCGCCCCCAACGAGTGGGACAATAACAAAAACAAGGTCGTTCGCCGTACAGACAAGGACGAATTGAACAAGCGCCTTGCGGTTCTCTGTGCCAAAGCCGACCAGATTGTGAGCAAGTCTTACAGCGACGACAACTTCAATTTCAACTCTATCACCAAACTTTATCAAGGCGAACGTGCCGAGGAAATGGATTTTCCTACCTACTGTGAGCAGCGCACCCTCAAGCGGCGTGTGTCTGAAAGCACTAAGACTCGCTACCGTGTCTTCACTCGCTTCTTGCGCTCGTGGGGCAAGATAGCTTCCTTCGCTGACCTTACCGTCGCCAATGTCCGTGCGATGGACGAATACTTGCATACTCGCGAGATAGGACAGTCCACCATCTACAACTATCACAAGTATCTGAAACTCTTCATTAACGATGCCATAATTGACAACCTTGTGCAGGAAAATCCGTATCGTCGCCTTAGCTTCAAGATAAGCCGTGGCGACAAGAAGTATGTCGACTGCCTCACCGTGGAGCAGTTTGATGCCGTCCGCAATCTCACCGTTTCCACGGCTCACCTCTGCAAGGCTCGCGACCTTTTCCTATTCCAGTGTTACACCGGGCTTGCGTATGCTGACCTCATGGCGTTCGACTTCAACGAGTGCGACCTTATCGACGGTAAGTATTTTTATCACGACCGCCGTGCCAAGACCGATGTCGACTTCGTCCTACAGCTTCTCCCCCAGGCTGTTGACATTCTCGCCAAGTACGGCAACAAGCTGCCTACGCTCTCAAATCAGCGCTACAACGACTATCTGAAGGTCATAGGTTCTATGATAGGTGTCGACAATCTCCATTCTCACATGGGACGTGCCACGGCAGCTACGATGTTCCTCTCCAAGGGAATGCCTATCAATGTTGTGTCTAAGGTTCTCGGACATACCAATCTTCGCCAGACACAACGCTACGCACGTACGCTGTCCCGTGACGTACGCTCGGCATTCAATAACATCGAAGATAAATTCTAAGCAATACCACACAGCGACCCTTGGAGAGTCGCTGTTTTTTTTATTTTTCCCACAGACGAATCACCGCAATACATATCCTCTTGTACGTTAAATTTGCGGTATGAATGATATTAGAAGCGTTATAATAGCAGTTACCGGGGCGTTCTTCGCCTTATTGAGTCCCATTCAGGACTTCATGGCAGGTATGCTCATACTCTTTGTCGTCAACTTCGTCTTCGGCTTGCTCGCTGCCATATTCAACGGTGAGGATTGGTCGTGGCGCAAGGCTGGAATGTGTTTCATCTATTGCCTTATCTTCTTCGCTACGGCAGCATCGATGTTCATCGTCGGGCACTTTATGCACACCGAAGAACAAGCACTCGTCTGCGTCAAATACGTTTGTTTCGCTGCCATTTATCTTTTTGGCACCAACATAGTACGCAACTGGCGAAGTCTATGCACACCTGGCTCAACATGGCACAAGCTCACATCGCTTCTCTATTATATTCTTACAGTTAAGTTTGTGGAGAAATTCGAGATATTCAAACATTTATCACCCGAACCAAATAACGACGAAACAAAATGAAGATAACCCGACAGCAAGTCATTCAGATAGCTCCTGCTTCCGAGCCTTATGTTGACAAGTATATCAACTATATCAACGGCTATGCAGAAGCCTTTCATATTACCACTCCTCTTCGTATGTGCCATTACCTCGCACAGATTCTCCACGAGTCTGCCTGCCTAAAGCACACCGAAGAACAAGGCCCTACCCATTACTTCGACAAGTACGATACCGGACGACTCGCCAATAGACTCGGCAATACCCCACAGAAGGATGGCGACGGATACAAGTATCGAGGTCGTGGACTTATCCAAATCACAGGACGTGCCAACTATACTGCTTACAATAATTCACGATACTGCAAGGGCGATGTTGTCAACCATCCTGAACTCCTCGCAAAGCCTCTCGGTGCTGTCAAGTCTTCTATGTGGTTCTTCGACTCACATAATCTCAACAAGTATGCCGACAAGGACGACATCGTCAAGATAACCAAGGTTATCAACGGTGGAACAAATGGTCTTGATCAGCGCCGTGCCTTACTCGAAAAGGCAAAGAGTGTTCTTCTTGAAAATTAAAAGCTATGGATATAGACAACAATGCTAAGCGCGACTGGCTACGCTCAATAATCAGCGATTTCTATTGGTTTGTAGTGATAATGACTATATGCATAGGGATTATCATATGCTGTTCCAGCTGTTCCTCCTCCCGACCCGTAGTCCTCGAACGTACTCTTCATGATACGGTGCATATCAACAATATCCGCCTTGACAGCGTCTATATGCACGACTCCATTTACTTCGAGTCCATTGTCAAGGGCGATACCATCTATCGCACCAAGGTGATTACCCATTGGTGCAACCGTATTTCTATCAAGCACGATACTGTCTACGCTGCCAGAGAGAATAAGACGGAAGTCCCCGTCCCGGTAGAACGTAAGCTACCATTATGGAAGCAGCTCGCCCCGCCTCTCTATCCGATAGTCTTTATTATTATAATAGGTATAATAAGCATGATATGGCTTATACATAGAAAGAAATAACCTCATGGGAGTTCTCTTAAAATCCATCCGCAAGATTCTCGTCGAACTTATCGACCGCATCGACAGTGGCGAATGTGCCACCACCGACGAGCAGGAACGCATGTTTCTCGACCTCTGCACGATGATTGCCGACAAGGAACGTCGTGTCTCCAAGTACGAGGCTTGCCGTTACCTCAATATGTCACGCGCCAAGTTCGACCGCTACGTATCTGAAGGACGCATCCCGCACGGGCGCAAGTCCCCGGGGTTCAAGGAACTCTCATGGAGTCTTGCCGAACTCGATAGTCGCAAACTAAATAAGTGTTAGAGTTTTATTTTTGTCATAATCGTTTGTAACCGTTCTGTTGTGATAACAGAGCGGTTTTTCTTTGAGCATTATCCTCCTCATTTGAGCATCGTTAGGCGACACCTTATATAATAAGTAAATTTGCTTCAAGTCCCAATGTTGGGGCGAAACCTAAACTTTTATTATTATGTCTGAAACAAAAACTTATGTATTCGGCAATGATGGCCAGTGCGGTGGCGGTATGATGTCGCTTCTTGCTCCTCTCCTCCAGCGCAACGGGCTTGATCCTAACCTTCTTCTTGCTATGAACAAGAACGGCAACGGTTGGGGCGACGGTAGTGGCTTCATGTGGGTTATCTTCCTGTTCTTCCTCATGGGATGGGGCGGTAACGGTTGGGGTGGCTTCGGTGGCAACGGACGTGGTGCCATAGCCAACGAAATCAACAACGACTACGGACGCTCTCTCCTCATGGATGCTATCGGTGGCAACCGCAACGCTCTGTCTAATCTCGCTACTCAGCTCAACTGCACCGAAGGACAGATTCAGTCGGCTATCTCGGCTCTCACCTCACAGGTTCAGTCTGTAGGCAATCAGGTTGGTATGTCTGGCATGCAGACCATCAATGCTCTCCAGCAGGGCAACATGCAGATTGCACAACAGCTTGCCAACTGTTGCTGCGAGAATCGTCTTGCTACTTGTCAGCAGACCAACACTCTCCAGGCTGCCATCAACAACGTGGCTACCGGACAGGAGCGTGGCTTCGCTAACGTGGCTTACGAGACACAGCGTCAGACTTGCGACTTGCACAACGCCATCAAGGACAGCACACAGACTATCGTCAATGGTCAGCAGCAGGCCGTCATGCGCGAAATGCAGAACAAGATTGACTCTCTCCGCGAAGAGAACTCTACCTTCAAGTCGTCTGCAATGACTTCACAGATTGTCGGACAGGCTCTCGCCCCCGTCAACGCTGTTCTTGCAGGTCTGCAGAAGGAGGTAGGCGAAATCAAGTGTGCCCAGCCTAACACCGTGACTGTTCCTTATCAGCCCTTTGTTACTGTTCCCAACTGTGTCGCTGCTCAGTATGGCATCTACGGCAACGCCAACGGCTTTTGGGGCTAACGAGAAAGGAGGGTTCTATATGATTTGGAATTATCCCTTCTCTTGGGTCAACCGTCGTGGTTCCGCTGCTGTGGCTTCCACTGCCGTAGCGGTGTCTGCTACAGCTGTCACGTTCTCCTTCCGTAATCATGCCTTTGCTTCGGCTAATTATCGCGGAACGGTCTTCGTCAAGCTGGCTCAGGCTGTCCCTACCGGGACTACAGGCACGCTCCCCATTCTCTTCGAGACCAATGGAGCCACCCAAGCCGTAACCAAGTACAACGGCGCCCCTCTTACCGTCGCCGACCTCCCAGGCACTGGCATTTACCAGTTTTGGTTCGAGCGCGACACTAACACCCTTCAACTCATGTCATGACGGGTATTGTCTAACCATTTCTAAAAGAAAGGATTTCTTATGTTCAGCGGTTTGCGTACCAACAGCATCTTCTATGTGCTCGACAAGAACAGCGAGCCTAAATTACAGATAGGACAGGTTGTCTCTGTCTCCAACCCTCAGCCCAAGTTCCCCACCTATCAGCCCGGACAGTTCTCTCCTCAGCCTATGGAGTCTGTCGTGGATATTCGTGTGAAACTTCCTGACGGCGAAATGGAGTTCAAGCAGCTGCCCTCCAATGGCCAGATAGCCAACTCTGGCTCTCTTGTCGTTTCCGAGTCGCGCGAGGCTATGTCTGCTGAGGTCGAGGCTATGCTTCGGCAGTCGCGTCAGATTCTCGACAGCGTCGACTATCATCGTTCCGTCGTATCTTCGTGCGAGACCATGCTTTCCCAGCTCAATCCTCAGATTGCAGAGAAGAAGGCGCAGGAGCAGAAAATCTCCCAACTCGAAACCAAGATGTCCGGTATTGAGGGTACTCTCTCCAATATCCAGGGCATGCTTGCGCAGGCTCTCAAACCTAAGGCATAAGGCGTCCTTTCTTTTTGAAACTTAAAATCATTACGACTATGAACTATATTGTTGAAATCACCGAGGACAAGTTCTCTGAACTCACCGAGAACGCCGAGAAAATGCTTCGCTATGGAGGCAAGGTCATGTCCTGTCTCGACTCTATCAAGCGTGAGCGCTATGGCGAGCGCAGTCCTATGCCCGACTATCGCAGCTCCGACTACCGCAACCAGCGTCACGAACCAGAACGTGACGACTATCCCGACTATCGCCGTCCACGCGAACGTCGCGACTATGATTATTAATGTCTAACCCGAGGAGAATGTCATAAAAGGCATTCTCCTCTTAATCCCTATTCTTCATATGAAACCTCGTCAGTCCCTTTCTCAGTACGACTACCGTCCTCCCGAAATGCTTGCCTACCTCCGTCATTACGGCTATCACTTCTCACGCCGTATGCACGACTTCGCTGTCTCTCGTATGCGTCGCGACAACAAGCCTATCACGCCTTGGACTAAGGAGAAGGTCGAGCAGACTCTTCATAAGTACGGCATCGTTCTCGACAATGCCATTGCCTACGACCATGTCTACGTCCTGAATATGGCTCTTGCCGACTTCTACGGTTCTTCCATCACCGATGAACGTGCCCTTGCTCTCTTTGTCAAGGACTACGTCGATGATGAAGATCAGCCCGACGGATTTGTCTTCAACCGCTTCTATGCCGATTGTGCCCTTTCCGGTACGCCAATCCCATGGGAAGACGTATTAGACCCCTCATAGCCTATGCGCTCGCAACAAATTCACCTCCCTTCCTACGATTGGACGGTGCAAATCTTCTACAATGTCCCTCCCTTCAAGGTTGACATTATCCGCAGACATCTTCAATCTCTCGGCTGTCATTCGCAGCCCCTTGAAGATGCCTGCCTCCTTGTGTCCCAGTCCGTCCCCGACACTGCTTTCACCTATACCAATGTCTCTCTCCACCGCACCCTTATCGTTCTCTGTCCTCCGTCTTCTCCCTCTCAGTTCCTCAATACCCTCTCTCACGAACTCCTCCACGCTGTCACCCACATTTCCGATTATTACAGTATTCCTCTCAATACAGAATCCCCTTGCTATCTCCTCGGCTCTCTCGCGCAAGCCTCTTATCCCGTAGCTAAACACTATTTGTAAAACGTTTTACACGACTTTTGCAAAATAATCTTGTCTGTATCATTGATATTTAGTACTTTTGCAGCAATACATCAATAACTCTTATGAAAACAATACTTCTATCTTTAGTTATGTTCTCTTGCGTAGCCAGCGACAGCGTTTATGTATGCACTGGCCCACACGCACGTCGTTACCACAAATCCGCATCATGCAAAGGCTTGCGCAGCTGTAGCCGAGAGATAAAGAAAATCAGTCTCGAACAAGCTAAGAAGTTACACAAAACTCCATGTCATATTTGTTATAAACATTAAAAACGGAATAGTATGAAAAGATTATTATTATTAACTTTATCTGTGATTATGAGTATAAATATCATGTCACAGTCTATTTCAGCAAAAGAAAGACAACAGTGTAAACAGATGTATATACAGGCTGCTAAAGAAATGAACCAACAGATGCCTATAGTTATTGATGAATATACTACATTGTTTTCTGTCACATTTATGAATTGGGTGTATTCTTATAATTATCGTATTAATTTTGATTGTAGTAGTATATCCAAGGAAGATTTTGATGAAATGTTAAGTAACATAAAGAAAGAAGCAATCATAGACCAACGAAAACTCATTGATTCTGGAAGATACGGTGCTACACGCAGCGAAATGAAGCGTTTATTTAAAGCTCTTGGTTTTAAATTTAGGTACAATTATTCAGATATTAACGGTAGGTTTTTAGGTAGCTTTGAATACGATTATAGAGTTTTTTAAATATATAAAACAATGAAAAGAGTTAAGCTTTGGCAATTTGTAGTGGTTCTATTTATTTCTGCATTCTGAGAAAGAAGTGGGCCGATGATAAGAAGCAGGTGGACTTTGCCAACCATAATATTGAAATGATAATACAGGAGGGGGTTGCTGACTTGGATTGAATCGAGTAAAGAAAATAAAGGGAGAGGTAACTCCTCCAAATTATTCCAGGCTTAGATAGGCTTAACCAGGCACAGTAAGGCTCATTACTCTATTCCTCAATACTCAATAAAAAAGCACGAAGGAAAACCAATCCCTCGTGCTTTCTTTCTTACTTCACAAACAACTGGTCTATCTCCCCGTTGCTTATTGACTCTATAGCTCCTTGCGTCACAGGAGTTATTGTAGTCCCATTGCCAATATATAGCATAGGTTTACTGTTATCCTTTAGCGAGTACAGGTTGCCACTCTCAGGCGTACCATTGCCAAAGCCTTCCTTGCGCATTTCCTTCCAGCTCTTATAGTATTTACGAGTGCCAGTACCACTTTCAATAATACACAGCACAAAGCGATTCATCTTACTCAGAAACACTATAAAACCACTTTCACTGCTTGGTGTGACATTCTCTATCAGAGTCACACTATCATTGTTATACTCCTCAAAGATAGGAACATCAACCAGTGCCCCAGACTCATTTGCAAGTTTCAGCTCATTGCATACCTTCTTGTCTTCACTTGTCATAAGTCCGTGCTTACTCTCAGTGGCATCCCACAGCTGATTGTCCCTAATCTTTGTGTTTCCATCCAGCATTGCCACACCATTCTTTACACCTTCCCTGTCAGTAGTCTTGCTCTTGATCAGAGCCTTTACCTTATCAGTGTAATGCGTTAATCCATTCTCTCCTACAAACTTTGCCATATCCTCTATTTTTTAGATAATACCTGATGATAGTCCCCAATAAGTCAGGAACGTCCAGCCTATAGCTGCTGCTTCCGCAACAAACAGTGCATACTTTCTGAGTCCCTTAATATATGCAATGCCTATCACATAAGCAACAATAGCTGCAATAGTCATAATAAAGTTAGCACTCAGACACCAGCCAATCCCTGCCATGGCACATATTGTAGCAGCAGCCTTATGCACCCCTCTGTCCTCATTCATAAACCTTGGAGCAGCACCTACAAACATCAGCCCTCCACAAGCAAGGAAAGCCAGACATTGTACACCCTTGCCACAGTCCAGCAGACACATAAGCATCAACATGCCTACAGACATCATGACAACTTGAAACACCCATCCACTTTTACCAAGCAGATAGTAGATAGACGATACCATTTCTGGTACACCATATTTCCCAATCACTACAAACAGCATCACCACAAACAGCAGTGCTGCAATAATACTTAGTCCTATCATAATCCTAAATCCAAATTAATATTCAACATTGAACTTCAGCTTCTCTGGATAACCACTCCTGTAGTCATACCTCATAGCCTCCTCCACACTCTCCAGTTTCTCCACAGCAGCCCTATGGCGTGCAGTTGCATTGAAGCAGTCAAAGGCATAATTTTCAAGCTGTAGACGCAGCTGTTCAGCCTTGTCACAGGGCAGAGTAATAGGCACACCGTCAAACCACCAAGTGATTTCCTTGAATCCTAATGCCACCTTGTCTGCAATGTTCTGCTGAAAGCCCATGCGCTCACTCTTCTTTGCCCAAGTGCGTATGTCATTGATATAGAAGCTGTTCACATTTTCCGACTCATCATACTTGTCTATATATGCCAGCAGCGTCTCTTTCATTGCCTTCAGCACATCCTCACCAAGCCCTTCGGCTATCTCCTTTATCTCCTCCATGCTTGCAGGTTCTCCACACTCCACAATCTTCTCTATCACGCTACTCATCCTGGGCTTGTAGAAGAACATCTCAACCCAGTAGTCACAAAGAGGCAGTTCCTTTTCCTCCCCTGTCTCTTCATTCTTTTCTGTCTGTATCTTCTTTGCCCATGCAATGTGATACATATATTCGCTCTTCTTTTCAAATACCTTGAAATCAGCGGTTTTTCCAAATGATTTTATCATTGTTTATTTGTTTTAATCGTATAGTGAATAGATGGGAGTACATTTTAAAGAATATGACTTCGTGCCCAGAGAGGGATAGCTTCCATCCATTTTAACAGTCCATGCTATTTTTGAAGTATTTTGTGTAGAAGTCCAATGAGTGTCACCACTGGATATACAGCCATCATTAGTAAGAATAGGTGAAAACATATCATTTATAGAATCAATATTTTCTTTTATTGCCATAGCCTCGCCTGCGGACATAAGGTGACCTTTACGACCATTTTTGAATATGTAATTATTACATACTACAGCGGCTATATCGTATTCCGGAGAAGCGCCATTTTCTAATTCTGCTTTTACGATAGCAGCTGTATTTGCTGCGCCTGCAAAGTCTTCCATAGCAGAAACATAGTCGCTTGCAGTCGTACATCCCTCAATTAAATTAAAGTTTTGACTCCACGCTGCAGCCATTTTTAGGTAATTTGCAATTACAATAGCCACTGTATTCGTCACAAGTAATACACCAATAGCATCACTAACAGCTGTACCTGAATTTTGGAAATCTTCTGTTGTTTTATAGATCTTATCATTTTTATCAATAATAAACACACCCAGCTCCAATGCCTTATACGTAAATGTCACCTCTCTGTTATACAGTGGTGAAGGTACATACTTCAACGCCTTTGGCTTTACATACATCTTTACAGTAGCAGCTTCTATCGTCACTTCCTTATCACATGGCACCTCAACCTTTATAGGAGTACCCTGCCAAGTCTGTGTGCTCACTGTTGTGTCACCACTCTTCACAGTAACTTTTGCCCCATTCAAGTTTGTATCAGACGCTGATTTGTCTGACACCAGCTTGATGGTGACAGTCTCCTTCAGTTTTTTATTCAGATTATCCTCTGTGAGATAACCTTTACCTGACGCATATTTGTCAATAGCATCGCCCAGAGTTTCAGGTGTTATGAATGTTCTTTTGGATACGCAAAGCTCACTTTTATTCTTAACATCCACCCATATATCTGCAATTCCATTGCCCTCACGTTCGTCTACATAGAGTTGGTTCCAATATCCCTTCAGTGACTGCTGAGTCAAGAATCCACTATCATTTTTCAAATCACTTACCTTTGTTGGAATTGTACCCTTTACAAAGTCTTGCTCACCTACCCACGTTTTTGTAGCATAGTCTGCCAATGACTGATGTTCAGTCAGAAATGTACTCTTTGTTACTTTAAGGATTTTACCCTCTTTAGTTATATTTGCAATACCATTTCCACTTGTCTTATCTGGCTGGACTTCATTCACATATCCTGCCAGTGATTGATGCTCAGTCAAATATCCCTTACCGTCTATTTCCTTCTTGGTGTAGTAAGAAGCAAGAGTTTCACTCTTCGCATAGCCTGCAAGTGTTGTATTCAGTGTACCACTTGTCACATACCCTATCAATGATGTCACAAACTTTCCTTGTGTTATTACAAGTTTCTTATTTTGTTTCTCTATACTTGCAATACCATTTCCATCTGTAACAGGAATTAAGGTAATGTCATTTATACTTATACTATTACTCTCTAAGGTATCAATTCTACCTTTAGCCGTTGTCAAGTCTGCATCTTTAGCCTTCTTACCAATTTCAGTATTCAAATCATTCACAGCCTTATTCACAGCCCTATTCTGAACAGGATTAGGAGAATCTTTCAATTCAGCATCAACAGTGGTAGTTTCCTTCTTTTTAAGGTCTTCCAGCGTTGAATCTATAGCAGTCATTTTGGTATTATAATCACTGCTTTCCACCTTTTTAGCAAGTTTCCCATCTATCTCATCAATCTTCGCTTTTACAACACCTCCTGCTACAGGATTAGGAGAATTTTCAATAAGAGCAGTATCTACTGTTATTGAACCTCCAGGAGTTGTTACAGTAGAACTCTTTTGTTCATCACCCAGCTTCTCCCACTTAGATTCATCATACGCCTTATTTGGGTCACCAAGATAAATATATTCTGTTTTATTATTCTTGGCTGTAGTAGCACTTGCTGGCACAAGATATATCTTCGAGGTATCAATACCAGTTGTAGGCAACTTATCCACAATCTTATACAATGATGCACTTAGTTGAAGATTACCACTTCCAAAAATCGACGCACCGTTTATAGTCTTTGTTGTAGGCATCTGCTCTACAGGCACCTTACCATCAGTATCAAGTGTAGCTACACCATTAGCAACACCCTTCTCACTCAAAGGTATCTGCTCTTTATTGGTCACATTACCAAGTCCCACATGTTCCTTAGTCACACCATGAGGATTTTGTGTGTTACCAATATGTGAAGTCACTTTCCTATCCACTGCATTGACCTTACCATCAGCATAACCCTTCATCTTTTCAGTGAAATGAGTCAGTCCCTCATTGTCCAAGTATTTAGTCATATCTTCCTCCTTTCTTTTTTATTCAAACATTGCGTCAATTTCAGCATTACTCAGTTCCTCTGTAGCCACAGCACCATCCAGCTTTTCTGCTGTCACACTACCAGCAGCAATCTTGCTTGAAGTGATGCTTCCGTTAGCAATCTTGTTTTCAGTCACAGCATTGTCTTTCAGCTTCTCAGTAGTGATACTTCCGTCTTTCAGCTTGTCCTCAATACCGTCAAACATACCCTTCACCAGCTTGTTAGCAGTAATAGTCCCATCCACTATCTTCTCAGCCGTTATGCTGTTAGCAGCTATCTTCTCAGTTGTCACGCTGCCAGCAGCTATCTTTTCCGAAGTGATGCTTCCGTCCGCTATCTTCACGGCATCCACGCTCCCCTCAGCCAGCTTCTCTGCTGTCACGCACTTGTCTGCAAGGTCGTCCGTCTGAATTAAGGGCACCTTCGTTCCCAGTTTTTCGTCATTTCTAAATGTAGGCATACTTTATTTCCTCCGGTTCTTCTGATGTGTAAATCTTTATTTGCAACACTTTCGGCACGACCTCCATCCGTAGGCAGAAAGCCTTCGTGTCCTTATGTTGCTCTATCGGTACACGTGGCCATTTCTTGCCGTCCGTGCTCTGTCTTATCACCACCTTGCCCTTCTTCTTCAAGCTTATCATCAGATAGATGTCACGCTCCAGTCTCAGTGCAGGGCTCGTCCATGCCAGTTCCTTGGCATCATACGTTGTTCTGACTGTCTCCATCTTATTTCTGTGTGTTAGTTCCCAAGCTCTGAACCGCAATGCTGAGCATAGTCTGTGCACCAGGGTCTTCATATGCAGCCAGAAGCAGGTAAGCGATATAGTATATGAAAGCATTTCTTTGAGTGTCTGATACGTTTACGTTCGTTGAGTTGTCCGGTGTTCCCGACAATGTCTGATTGGTTCCGATATACGAGATTTCGGCTGTGCATCCCGACTTCCACGGCTGCACCAGTATTCTTGTCGTGCTGCCACGCACTATGGTTGCCAGCGGCCTTTCTACTGTTCCCTTTGCCGTGTCGTCAAACATCAGCATCGCGTCGTCGCTCGTGTCGTCCACAGGCTTTGCCGCCTTACACCATATGCTCAGCCTCACACGCTGTATGTCCGCAGCAGCTATCCCGTCAGGCACCGTCACCTCGCCAACGTCGTCCACCGTTGCTATGACCGTATTCTGTGTCACGCTCAGCCCTCCCGAACCGCCCGTGTTCTTACTCGTGCATTGACCAGTCATTACAGCCAACCACCTCAGAGCATAGTCTATCTTCGCCCTGATGATGTTGTCCATGTAGGTGTCCTCGCCGCCGTCACTCAGCTTCGAGTCCTCCCTCGTCTCGTGGTCAACACACCATTTCACTTCCTTTATTATTTCTTCTACGGTCATATCCAATAGTGTTTAATGGTTAATGTTCTATGATTGTCAGCAGCCCTCATAGCTCCTCTTCAACCAATGGCTCAGAAAGGCTTAGTAAGGCCCAGTAAGGCTCATTAGCCCCTCGCCCTTTACCCCAGGTTCAGATTGGCAAACACCTCTCCCTCCTTGGCAGCAAAAGCCAGAGCCTTGCTCGGGTCGGTAAACTTCTTGCCGTAGTTGGTGTTGACGTACACAAGCAGCTCATCGGGAGTGGTCACCGAGTCTGCCGTATCCACGTTCTTAGGCTTCTCTTCCGGCACGACTTCCTCTACGTCGTCCGAGGTCTTAATCTCGCGTACCAGCACCACCGTACCGTCTTTGAACAGTTGGCTCGCTTCGAGCAAGTCCTGAAAGTACTTTCCCTTCAGCGAGATTTCGGGGCATGTTCCGGCAATCACATTGCCACCAGTGAAGTTATAGCGCACCGTGTTCCCACCTGCACCTTCAAGCACATGCGAAGCGTTATTTTGAATCTTTTTCAGTCTGTATATCTTAATCATCTGTTTCTGTTTTTATTAAAAAGCCCCCACTGAGCAATGGAGCTTGCTCTCAATGGCTCAGCGAGGACTTGTCGGGACAATATTTTTTATTAACAACTTCTTTTTAGGCGGCTACGTCCTGGCCCTTGTAGGCTTCCCACTTGGTGCCGTTGTAGTAGTACACCGAGCCCTTGTCATACTGAACGTCGCCAGCGGTGTAGTCCTCAGTAAGAGCCACCTTCATGCCCTTTGCCGGAGTGTCGGGGAGCTTTGCAGCCGAAATGATAGTACGAAGTGTGGTCATGCCGAGCTTCGAAATCTTAGCCTCTGGGCCTACGAGCACCGAGTTATAACCGCGCAGAGCGATACAGTCAGACTCCTCGTGAATCCAGCGCTTGGCGTCGCGGATAGCACCCGCACCCTTCGACATGTCGTTGGTACGCTCCTTGTTGGCTACACGTACGTAGCGACGGCTTGCCTTAAGGTCTACGATAACGGCGAAGTCCTCCATGTGCATGAGGTCGAGGGTCTGATCCCATACTACGTCGAATGTACCGAAGGTGTCCTTGATACGCTTGAAGGTAAGGTCAAACTCGTCGTGGTTGATGATGTCGTTCTTGCCGTCCTTCTCAATCTTCATCTTCTCCATGTTCTCGATGAAGTTCTTGCCGGCGAATACGTAGGCGTGGTTGTTCTCTGCGAAGTCCGTAAACTGAAGCTTCGACAGGGCAATCCAGTCTTCCCACTTCTGAATATCACCGATAGCGTAGGCGTTCGTCAGCTGTGGCAGAATGCCCTCTGCAATATACACGTCCTCTACAGCGCCGTCCTCGGTCAGCACCTTGAAGCGCTTCTTTGTACCAAGCCAGTACGAACGCTCTGCACGGAGGTTGTACTTCATGATTGCGTCTGCCTTAAGGTCGTTCACCGAAATTGGCACCTTGGTCTGCACCTTCTCAAAGTCTGTGGTGAAGAGAATGTTGAGCAGCTTCTTCTGTACATATACCTCCTTCTCACGGGGCTGTGAGTTCTCGGGCGGAACCATGAGCTGCGACTCGCTTGCTGCGGTTGAGCCTACGAGGAATACCGTACCCGAAGGAATGTCCGGGCAGGTCATGCTGTCAAGGTCTGTCGACGGTGTACCGTTGTTCTTGGCCTTGCCGTTGGTGGCCTGTAGTGTCACCTTCTTGCCGTTCGACTCGATTACATACAGCTGCAAGATGCCCTCACGCTCTGTTGTCGAACCTTCCTTGTAGCCCTCCACGTCGGGCACGTACACGGTCGAGCACTTGTAGAACGGACGCAGCGAACCCGAGAAGTTGGTCGAGTTCAGCTCGATGGTGTCGCCACCAGTGATGGCTGCCGTTGTCTTGCCGTCGAGGGTCTCACCGCCGATACGCATGTGCTTGGCAGTCCAGTTCTTGATACCAACCTTAACTGCCACCTGTCGTGCAATACTGAGCAAAGGAGTCTTGTATGGATAGAACTTCACGATGTTTCTGTCCCACTCCTCATCAATCATACCGCCCTCTTTGAGCTGCGTTGATGATGCCTGCGAACCTGTCAAATCCTGTCCATCCTGCTTACCGCCAGGGCTGTTAAGGTCACTCTTGCCAGCCTCCACTGGCTCGTTTGCCTTTGCTTCTGCTGCCGATGCCGGGTCTGGGCCCTCGTCGCCAATCTGCGGGGCTACAGCGTCACCTACAGCCATAAGCGACGCGCCTCCTGTCACTACCGAAAGAATCATGAGGAGCATCCACATGAGAAATCTTCCGCTCTTAACAAACTTGATAATCTTTTCCATTTACTGATATTTTAAATTAATAATTCGTTAAACCAATCCGTCCCAGAAGCTGCTGCCCTTCTTCTTGCTGGGCTGAGCACCGCCGTTGGTGTTAAGGGTAGGGGGCAGGTCGTTCTTCTCCGAACGCTTCACCTTGTTCTGAATCTTCTCGTTGCGTCCCTGCATAGCTCCTTCTTCACGAGCCGAAGCCACGTCAGCGTCATAGTTCTGCGCGTTCTTGAACAGCGACCATGTCTCTGCCGACACCTTGCCGTCCTCCGCTTCGCCTATCATCTTGAAGAACTTCTCCCACAGGTCTGCCTTGGCATCATCGTCAAGACCCAGCTCGTCCATGGCATCTGCCGACTGTTTCAGGTTCTCCGCAATCTCTTTCTCACGGTTCTCTTCGTCAGTCTTCTTCTGCTGGAAGTCCGCAATATGCTGAGCCACTTTCTTGCCCATTTCCTCGTCCTCCAAGGCTGCGCCGATGTCAATGCCCTGCTTCGCCATCCACTCTATCGGACTCATGTCGGGGTTGTCCTTCAAGTCCATGGCCATTGCTGCAAGCCAGCGGTTGTTGTCAAACATTTCGCTCAGCGCACGGCCGTTCTCCTCGTATGCCGACAGAGCGTCTGCATCATCGTTCATCGCACCGTACCTCGCTTCCTTGTCCTCAAAGTCAATGTCCTTGTGACGCTTGCCGAAGCGCTCCGCAAAAGCCTTGCGGTTCGGACGTTCCTCCACAGGAGGTGCCATCGCATCCTGTCCGGGTGCAACGTCATTCTTGTTCTTGTTTTCTTCGTCCATTTTTCTTTCTGTAAAATTTAGATTTGACTTCTAAACCGCAAATATCTTAGTTTTTTATCACTGTTTTTCCGTCTTTCGTCTGTAGGACGAAACACGGCATTTAGGGCTTGTTTTTCACGTATTTTTGCGCTGATACTCAATGTTATTACATACAGAATATGCAGAAGAATATACCCACATTATCACGTGTTATGCCGTCCTCGGGCAAGACGTTCGACTCCGTGCGCCGACGCATGGAACGTGAGCACGGCAGCAATACCGACTACGGGCTGTTGCAGCGCTGTTGGCAGGCGTGGAACAATCTTGAAGCTGTACGCCTCGCACGCGACCGGGCTAAGCGATATTGCTACGGCGACCAGTGGGGCGACACCGTAAGGGTCTACAAGAACGGGTTCTATTACGACTATACCGAGCGCGAATATCTCAAGAAGAAAGGCTCTGTTCCTCTCTCCAACAACGTCATGGTCTCCATCCTCAACACCATCGTCGGACTCTATGCCAAGCAGGGCACCGAGCCTGTATGCTTCGCACGCACACGCTCCTCACAGTCTCTCTCCGATATGATGTCTGCCACAATGCAGTGCAACTGGCAGAACACGCAGATGGAAGACCTTCTCAAGCACGTTCTCGAAGATTATCTCATCGGTGGAGTAGTGGTCTGCCGTGAGTCATACGAAGACCGCGAACAGGAGATTGAAGACTCATGGACTGATTATGTCGAGCCTAACTATGTCTTCTGGGAGGGTGGTTCCGACCCCCGACACCTTGACTTCTCGCTCATCGGTGTGCTTCATGACGTTTCAAGAGAAGACCTTTATAAGAAGTTTGCCAAGGACGAGTACGGACTTGATGTCAACCGTCTCAACCGCATCTTCAATATCGACCCCGACGACGCTTCCACCGAGGGCACACTGCACAACGACACCAACGACTTGTCTAACATTTCGTTCGACATTCCGTCACGTCGTGGCCATTGCGTCCGTGTCATTGAGGCGTGGACTACCGAGACGAAGTATCGCTATCAGTGCTACGACCCTATTGCCACCAACGAGTCTGATGCCTATTTCCGCATCGAGTGCGACGACAAGGTTCTTATTGCCCAGCTCAACGCCAAGAACGCCGAGCGCAAGCGTCAGTACGACCTCATGGGTGTTCCGCCAGAAGAACGGGCTTATATCACAGCCAAGAAGGTGGCAGATAAGTATTGGTATTACACCTACATGGCACCCGACGGAACTGTCCTCTGCCGTGGCGAGTCGCCCTACGACTTCAAGTCCCATCCCTTCACCGTCAAGCTCTATCCCTACATCAACGGCGAGATTCATCCCTTCATGGGCAACATCATCGACCAGCAGCGCTACATCAACCGCCTTATCATCATGAACGATATGGCGATACGTTCCTCTGCCAAGGGTCTTATGCTCGTGCCTACGCAGGTACTCGACGGTATGACACCCGACCAGTTTGCCGAACAGGCCACCGAGTACGACGGAATGATATTCTACACCCCAAAGGCTACTCTGCCCAACTCACGCCCCGATATCATTACGTCCAACGCTGTCAATCTCGGCACCAACGAACTCCTACAGATTGAGCTTAATCTCATCCGTGAGGTTTCCAATGTGTCGGGTGCTTTGCAGGGTAAGACTCCTACAGCCGGAACTTCTGCTTCACGCTACGCCCAGGAGTCACAGAATGCCTCCACCTCACTTTACTCAATCCTGAAGGACATCGAGTCGTTCACCGAGAACGTCGCACAGAAGAAGTGCATGATGATCAAGCAGTACTACGAAGACGGACGCATCATATTCAATCGCGACTACACGTCTACATTGGAGTACGACCGCATGGCTGCACGCGACATCAAGTTCAAGATTTCAATCAAGAACGCAGCTGCCACCGCTGCCTATCAGAACAATATCAACGACCAGCTCGACAAGCTCCTCGAACTTGGTGCTATCAATGTCGTGCAGTATCTGCAAAACCTCAACGCCCCGTTTGCCGACCGTCTCTTGCAGGACATTCAGAGCCAGCAGGCAGAGCTTGAAGCGCAACAGGCAGCAATGCAGCAACAGCCACCGCAAGACGGCATCGTCCCCGGTGCCGACCAACAGGCAGTCCAGCAAGCACAGCAATACCTACAGCAATAACAATAAGGTATCAAGCAATTCTAAGCAATGGCTCAGTAAGGCTTAGAGAGGCCCAGTAAGGCCCATCACCAACAGCCCAGTAAATTAAAAAATCACTCAATATGTCAATATCCGTTACCCTATCCGATGTCACCGCTGCCGCCAAACAGCAACTCTCCATTATCGGCAAGCATCACAAGACAGCCTCGGGCGAAACCCTTTTCTCCACGGCTACGCTCTCTTCATTGGAAGAAAGCGCAATGCCGACATTCGCCAAGTCGGCTGCACACATCGTCGTCGCCGAACTATCACCCATAATAACATCATTCACGGAAAGCTCAAGTCTGACATTCGAGATTGACAACACCCGTTGGAACAAGGGCTTGGGCTCGGCATTCTCGGCAGCTTTGCAGTCTTACCTCATAGCCAGCACTGTGCAGTCGGTCATCAATATGTTCGCACCCGACATCGCGCCAAAGTACACAGCCGATGCCCAACATCTGCTTGCCTCGCTTGTCAAGATGGCTTTCACGAAACAGCAGCCTCGTACCTCTTCCTCAGCGTACAACATAAGCGCCACTGCAACAGTTGAAGCCAGCGAAAAAAACGACGGATACGGCAATTTACAATAAAACAATTTGATTATGAAGATAACTTTCACCATTTCCAAACCACTCGCTATAGAGGCAGTCAAGAGCGACACCTACATCAAGGGCTCTATCGACTCGTCAACACAGCAGGGAGCTGACAAGCTCCGCTACAACGAAACCGCTGGCGACATAACCGTACACGAACGGAAACTTGCAAAGGATTTTGTGCGAGGCGTAGAACGTTTGAAGTCCGTCTATGTCGATTTCTTCTCACCCAACCATCAGTCGGTGGGCGACTCTTCTATATCGGCTTCCTATTCCAGCAGCGAAGGCTCTGCAAGCATCATCATTGTCATATCACGACGCTTCAACGGTGCTCTCACCGATGCCATAGCCAACTACTCGCAGCAGTACGTCGAGGAATACATGACTTATCAGTGGTGGCTGTCAGCAGGACAGCAGCCACAGGCCGAACCACATGCCGCCATGATGAAGGATTTGGAAGACCGCATACGCAAGTCGTTCACCATTTCCTCGCCATTGCAGGCAAAGGTCGAATACTCATCCGTGAACGGGAAGATGTGCAACGACGACGGTACGGATTTTACAGGCAACTGATGTTTCACCAATAAATAGTACATACTATGATAATCAAATTTCAAATCATAAAGTCGCTTGTCCGTGAAGCGTTCCAGTCTGCCACTTTCCTTAAGGGACAGATGGACAAGATTACCGCGGGAGCCAACAACGCTCTTGTGGCAAGCGAAACGGCTGGCGACGAAGCTCTCCACGAACGGGTGTTCACTTCCGATTTCCACGCTGCCTTGGAAACTCTGAAAACCATATTCGTCGACTACCTTGTGCCTACACCTCAGACCGTTGGCGACAATGCAATCTTCTACAATGAGAAGACTGACGACATCGTGGAGTTTACATTATCGGTGTCGCATCGGTTCAACGGTACGCTGACGGACACATTGGCACGGCTGAGCGCCAAGTATGCCGAGGATTACGTTACGATGCAATGGTGGATAAAGACCACCAACGCCAAGCAGGCTGAACCCTATCAGACTGCTCTTGTCAAGGACGAATCCGACATACGCAAGTGCTTCATCCTCTCAGCGCCACGTGTCCCCACCGTCAAGTTCCCCACCTCTATCACTGCAAAGGTCGACGGCTCCGACAATGGGGGCGAAGTCACGCTTCCTATTGACGAGGACGCAACGGTTTCCTACAGCCTTAACGGCGGTGCTGTTGACGACATCGAGGCACGTTCCGAAGACGTAGGCATTGTACACATCGTGCGCTCTGCCCAACCTAAGACATTCGTCCTTCGTCCGGTTAACACTGGCGTTTCCAAGGTACGCCTCTTCTCTCGCCATTCCGACAACGTCTACGCAGAGTTTACAGTCATAGTTTCCAAAGAGCATTAACCCAAAACAATGTCTATATGAATCACGACTTTTCCGAACTGCATCCGCACATGGCTTCACGCGAAAGGGGATGGAATCCAATCCCCAACCCGCTTGCACCCCAACCGCCACGTCGTGCTTACGGACACTCCGTCAAGCATATTTTCCTACAGGCCGACCAGCTCCTCTATGATGTTGATGCCATTACCGGCATGATTGATAGGACAGCACGTATAGCGCACAACGATACCGAGGTTGCCACGTCCGAGTCCGACACCTACCGTCCTATACTTTTCCGATGGTTCGACAAGTACATAGCCAGTGTTGAAAATTGCCTTTCCGCTTTCGTTCTCAAACCCGAAGGTGTCACCCGTCTCAACGACCTCAAGGAGTGGGACGAACGAGAGATTTCGCTTCTCATGCCCGACTACTGGGATGCCGCCGTCTACGACTCTCTTGTCCAGGCGATTCACCAGTATGTAGTTGACGGCGCCCTCTACGAATACATGTCTCTTGTGCTCTCCTCACGCGACCTTCGCACCATCGACCGCAAGCAATCTCTCGAAGAAGGCCTTACCAGCATCCGTGCCCTCTCCTGCCGAGTCATTCCCGGCACAGTCCACAAGCACCTAAGCCCCTTCTAAAGGCGATTGCACCCCAAAATATCACCCCACAGCTTAGTCGGCTTAGAAAGGCCCAGCAAGGCTCATCATCAAGGTTCAAAATTTCCCTCACTATGACAAAGACTCTCGACGACATCCCACTCATATCCGAGCGACGCAAGAAGCTGCTTCCTGCCGGGCGCAAGGCGCAAAAGGAGTTCATTCGCGACCTCCTCTCAACCAATCAGGAGAAGTTCGAAGAGCTGTTCTCCGAACTTGCCGAGCACGATCCCAAGGCATGGCTGCTCCTCTATCACGACATGCAGAAGCACGTTGTCCCCAAGCAGTCACAGCTCAACGTTTCCGTGGGCATCAACAAGGATTTCCAGGAACTTCAGGCACTATCCACCACCAAGACCGACGACCCTCTCGCCATCGGTGCCAACCCCGTTCCACGCATCGAAGATGCCGACTTCGAAGAACTAAAGGAGTACGAAGGACTTTAATCAATAATTAGCCCTCACCCCAAAATTTCACCAACGGCTTAGTCGGCTCAAAAAGGCCCAGAAAGGCTTATCACCCAGTTCACCCAAAGGCTCAGAAAGGCCTAAAAAGGCTCAGTAAGGCCCATTAAATAATTAGAAAATGCTCATCACCGACCGTGACATAGATGCTTTAGTAGCCGAAAACCAATCTCGCTACAATGAAATCTACGGGCCTTACGACCCGTGGACAGGCATCGGCTGCTACGATTTTGAGTCACGTGTCTGTCTCGAAATACCCGACTTCATCATACCCAAGATGTACGTTCCCAAGGAGTGCATGCGCACCCTCCTTTACAAGAACCTGCAGCACTACGGTACTTTGAAGGACGTTCTCATCCATGTCCTCCGCAAGGACTACGACGAAGACTCGCCCGACACGCAGAAGCTACGCGCTCTCCTCACCTTCGAGATATTCAAGGTACGTTTCCGTGAAGACCCCGAGTTCGCCCTTTTCTGTACTGATAAGATTGAGGACAAGAACACGGGCGATATGATTCCCTTTCGTCTTAACTATCCCCAACGTCGTCTTATAGCACTCTTCGAGAAGCTGCGCCACGAGAAGAAAGCCATACGTGTCGTTATCCTGAAGGCTCGCCAGTGGGGTGGCTCTACTCTCACGCAGCTCTACATCAAGTGGATGCAGGACTTCCGTCACGACGGTTGGAACGCCATCGTCCTCTCGCAGGTCAAGTCCACATCAAAGAAGATTAAGGCCATGTACCGCAAGGCTGTCGAACGGCAGAAGGGTTGGACTATCGGACACCCGGGCGTACAGCTCATGCTATCGCCCTACGAGAACTCACCCGACGACTTCATCGTCACCGACGGCAATAAGGCTCTGCGCCGCTCTACGCTTACCGTTGCCTCCTTCGACAACTTCGATGCCGTCCGTGGCAACAACTTCCACTGTGCCCACTATTCCGAGGTCGCCTATTGGAAGAAGACACCCGAGCACGACCCCGAAGGCGTTATCTCGTCTATCTCTGGCGGTATTCACAACATTGAGGACAACATCGAGGTCTTCGAGTCTACAGGCCGTGGTGCGTCAGGTTTCTTCTACGACCGCTGTCAGCTTGCCATGGATCCGTCCAACAACGACGCCTATGCCTTCATCTTCATCCCTTGCTTCATCATCGAGAACGATATGGAGCCTGTCGAAGATGTTCGGGCTTTTGCCGAGTGGCTGCTGCGCAACAAAGACCGCTCCACCTGCCCTAAGGGATTTCGCGAGACGGGCAAGTTCTTTTGGCGTATGTGGGAAAAGGGAGCTTGTTTCCAGGCTATCAACTGGTATCGCAATTTCCGCAACAAGTTCAAGACTCATGCTTTCTGCGCCACTGAGGCACCTATCGACGAGGAGGAGGCTTTCCGCAATTCCGGCAACCTTGTCTTCAATCCCTATTCCATCGACGACCTCCGTCATGGCGAAGTCAAGAAGCCCAAGTTCCTTGCCGACATCGTCACCTCCGGCAAGAAGTCTTACAACACCATTCGCGACTCCAAGATTACCATTCGTGACGATGGCGAAGGCGAACTCAAGATATGGAGCCTGCCCAACAATCAGATTCTGCGCGTCTCCGACCGATATGTGGTCAGCGTCGACATCGGTGGCAAGTCCTCAACGTCCGACTACACCGTCATGACCGTACTCGACCGTATGGGCATAATGCCCTCCGTCAAGGACAAGCCTCGTGTCGTGGCTCGCTATCGTGGGCACTGCCGTCACGACGTGCTCGCATGGAAGGCTGCTGCTCTCGCTCATTATTACGACGATGCTCTGCTTGTCATTGAGTCCAATACCGCCGACCGTGAGAAGAACAACAACACCGAGGGCGATCACTTCGGCTCTATCATCAACGAGATTGCCGACTACTATCCCAATCTCTACCAGCGCCGTTCCTCTCCCGAAGATACTACCGGCAACGTCCTCGCCAAGTACGGCTTTCAGACAAATAAGATTACCAAGGGTTGGCTCATCGACAATCTCGAAGCCTTCGTCGACGACCGACTCTGGCACGAACCCGACACCGAAATGTATCACGAGCTGCGCATATACGAGCGCAAGGAGGATGGCTCGCTTGGCAACATCGAAGGCTCGGGCAATCACGACGACGTACTCATGTCCACCGCCATTGCCCTCTACGTATCCACCCACGAAATGGAGCTTCCACGCTGGCGCACCGACGAAGGACTCAAACACCACTCCGACGGCGTACGCACCGAAGCCTCAATCTAAAACAGCCTGTCTCATCCCCTCTCACCAATGGCTTAGAAAGGCCAGTCGGCCCAGCAAGGCTTACCCCATTATCACCCACGGCTTAGAAAGGCTCAAAAAGGCTCAGTAAGGCCCATTAAATAATTAATCCACTATGCAAAAATCCCTATCTTTCAACAAAGGCATCACAACCTCACCGTCCGACCTCCTGTCCGACGACACCGAACTTTCCGCCTCACGCGACCTTATCTTCCGCAATGGCGAGATACAGCCCCTACGACAGGCAAAGTCGTTTGGCAGCTTATCTCATAAACTCCTCTATATCCACAAAGGTGCCGACTACGCCAATGCCATCACCTACGACGGTAGCGATACACTCTATTGCGGCACTCTCTACAACGACTCCATCACCGAAGACAATGGCTCGTTCTCGGTCGGCAAAGTCTACGACATTTCCTCAGTAGGCAACACCCTCGTTGTGGCTACTGCCAACGGACTGCACTACATACTCTTCAAGGAAGGCTCATACATCGACCTCGGTACAGAACTGCCGACGTACGATTTCTACCCCGCATTTAAGGAATGGACTAATCTCCCCCTTGGCGGTAATACAGGATGCTTTCTTAAAGGCATGACTTCATCTCAACTTTATAAAGCTTCTTATTCGAATGGAAAGTTTACTGGATGTTCAGCGTGGAAAGGTGAGATAAAACCCACTGACAACGAAAGCTTCTTTTTTCACCATGAAGTTAATGAAGGTTCAACAAACGAAGCAAACGTACAAAACGCCATACAAGGCCATGTGGCAGAACTTATCAGAATAGTCAAGGAAAACAACCGGTTTGCCTTCCCGTTCTTTGTGCGCTGTGCCATGCGGCTTTACGATGGGTCATACGCACGCATTTCTGTACCAGTCGCTTGTTATCCGACAGTCAACCGCAATTGCTACTTCACTCCAGTTACTGCAAGCGATTACAAAGAGACCACGGATTTTTCCGAATGCTTTATGTACGCCCCTTTCTACGCACCGTTTCAATATCGCATAGCAGTGGAAGGCATTGACAAATGGAAGGATATAGTAAAGGAGTTTGTCGTATTCGCCACAGATGATGTCATGCCGTTTTATCTTGATAAGGAATGGAGAATAGAATTACCATCAAAAACCTCCGAGACTACTTATCGTACTCTTGTCACAACACCTATATATAGTAATGGCCTTCACCCAGACGTTCCTGTCCTGCAAGATGACGGAATATACCATTTCGAAAAGGGTAAATATGATGCCCGTGACGTTATAGTTCCAACTTACAAGTCCGACAATGAAATCATTAACGAAATGATTTCAAAAACACAGTTCTACAAGTTGTTTTCAGTTGGAGTTGAAAGTGTTAATACCTCTGATTACGTTTTCCCTACTATAGCATCCAATGTCGTTGCTACTCTTACTTCTCAGGAGCAGCTCCCAGTTGACGATTATTATGGATGGACTTCTATCGTGCCACAGAAAGTATTGACTTATAATAACCGTATCAATTTATTCAACGTCATACGTCGTCCTTTCATAGGAGCACACATGTTTACGTGTGTAACGGCTACGGGTGGCAGTTCGTCAAGTGTTGAGGGAACGCTAAGATTCTACGTTCATATTGCGACTTCTGTATCTATGACAGTCGTTTCTTCTACTTATTGGCCACAAGACTTAAAGGTCGCAGATTCTTGGTTTTTCTACCCCGACCCAAGAGCCGTTGATGTGGTAGTTTGGGATACAACAAGCGGCCGTGGTATAAAGATACCGCTCAAAACACATCCGTATCTCAATGGTGCATACGCGTTTAGATACCTACCGCTTGCTAATAGAATGACATCTTCCAACGTGTCGTCTCCGCCTTCTCCTTCCCCCTATTCCGAATCACTCGACTCCCAAATCTTCACCTCTGTTGTCAACAACCCCTTCGTCTTCCAGGCATCGGGCGACAACACCGTAGGCACTGGCTCTATACTCGGCATCGCTGCCAACACCGAGCCTATCTCACAGGGACAGTTCGGACAGTACCCCCTCATCGTCTTCACTACTGAAGGCATCTACGGATTGTCCGTCAACTCCGAAGGACTCTACTCAGCGTCCTACCCCATTTCGCGCGAAGTCTGCAACAATCCAGCATCAATAACCCCCACGGGCAATGTCGTCTACTTCACCTCCGACAAAGGACTCATGGCTGTATCTGGCGGTACAGTCCGTTGTGTCAGTCCCCAGCTATCGGGAGCCAACCCTCCGTACTCCGACGCTACCGTCAGCTTCCTTACCTTCGTGCGCAATGCGTTCCTCGCCTACGACTATCGCGACTCGCTGCTGTTCATCTACAACGTCAGCTACGACTACGCATACGTCTATAATCTTCTTGACGGAACTTTCGCCACCATATCCCTCGGCTCTAAGCGCATGCAGCGAGCTGTGTCCAACTATCCCGACACCCTACTGCAAGACTCCAATAATAACGTCTATTCCTTCAGCAAGATACCTGTTGCCCAAGCCGACACTCAGACCTATTCCGGTACGTTCACAACACGCCCCCTCAAGCTCGGCTCGTCCATACAGCTCAAGACCATCCATCAGATAGTCCATCTGTTCAACTCTGCTGGCGGAACTCTCAAGCTGACAGTCTGGGCATCCAACGATTGCCACAGGTGGAACAAGCTGTATTCCCTCCACGGTAAGCCATGGAAGTACTATCGTTTCCGCTACACTCTCTCCAATATCTCGGCATCTGACACCTTCGCTGGCACAGTCATCGACTTCACCCCACGATTCACCAACAAGATAAGATAAAAAAAGGTGCCAGCACCTCACGGCGACAGCACCCAAATAATGAAAAAAGTATTCAATTAACTAACTAACCTTAAATCTTAAAAACGAAAACACAAAACCTAATATGTAGCAGTACAAATGTAGCAAACCATTTACGTTTGGTATAAGCATCATTATCAATATCACAGGCATTCCTGCCTTCAAGTATTCCTTCCATCTTCCCGTCTTGCCCCACATAATACCGAACATCGCAAACAGCATACCCGACATACCCACAGTAGGCTTGTCCGCCCACATCGGCATCCAGCTCGCAGCCACGGCTATCACATAGCCTACCGCTACGTTCATGCGCTGTCTCACGCCCCATAGCACAAACAGGTTCGCTGCCATATGCCACACGTTCGCATGCAGAAAACTATAAGTGAAGTGAGGTAGCAGTCCGCCGTGCGCACTGAAACCCTCCAGTCTACTGCCTGCCATCAGCAGCACGACGCTTAGCGTTGTCAGCAGCAGCTTTACTCTTACGTCCACTGCCATACACTTCGCCATGTCTGAAATCCTTACCATAAAGTCTGCATTTGACAAACGTGTCCTTAATCGTGCGGGGAGCCATGAAGAACTCCGGCGCTGGCTGAGATACTATAATAGGGCATAAAAACCATAGCGATTTGCCTATATATTCCTTTCTCTGAGTCAGTTCCTGCATCCTCTCAAACAGCGAGTAGTACAGCCTCTGCTTGTTGCTGCCCAATGCGTCCACAATCGAGAAGTCACCCACAACCATCCTTCGCAGCTTCTCGTAAGCCTCCTTCGCTGACACGTAATAACGTGGCGCAGGATGCTTCGCTATCTTGTCCCATACCTCCTGCTGGCTCCAGCACTTGGGATACACGTCACGATAGGCTTTTGCCAAGTCTTCGCGCTGCATACGGGTTATATCATAATTCTGTTTGGTCATAAGGCTGTGGGTTTTCGATACAAAAATACGCAAACTTAGCCACATAACCAAGTTTGCGTATCAAAATTAAACACTAATAATCAATAATTAGCAATTAATAACCCTAATCACCAAAGGCTCAGAAAGGCCCAGTCGGCTCAGTAAGGCTCAATCCTCAATCCTATCCAAATCAGCAACAGCTTCCTGCATCTTTCTGTTTATATCCTCGTTAATTGAGTTTATCACAGTTTGGTCTTTCGCTCGTTTCAGAAGTTTGTTCTTCGCCGTAATATACTTATCAGCAGCCTCGTATATCTTAAGCATCTTCCCTTCTTTGGTTTTCGAGAGCTTATACTTAGTAGCAGCATTATGGATATTCATTACAACATCCGAAGTATTGGTTTTCAGCTGTCGCTTGTTGTATTTCAACTGCTCCAGCTCGTTGACATAGTTATACCATTTTGATTTGGTACGCTGCATGTCATTGCCCTCTTTCGGAGTGTAGTTGAATACACGATAGAATGGTATAGAGTTCGGGGCGACATTCTTCCATTCCTTTTTGAAGCCTTCTTTGAAGCCCTTATCATCTTTAATACCCGACACGACACCATTTACAAGTGATTTGCCCGTCTGATAGGTTCTACCAATCGTAGCACCTGTTCCACCAGTATAACCTTCCACAATATGTTGCAATCCATAAGGAGCTGTAAAGAAGTCCGCAGCATCAGCCATCATGCCACTACCCTTCAAGTCCTCGTTCGTATCATCGATACCGTTGAAGGTCTTGTTAGCCCACTTGTTGATAGTCATATATACATCGTTCGTGTTATCGTAGGCACTCTTCCATCTTGGTGCTCTATCAAGATAATCCTTATCACGATATATAGGCCTGCCCGTCCAGTTTCTGTTGAAAGCAAGTTCTAATTCAGGCTTCGCTACAGTCGGAGTCAGAGAGAGAGCAACGTCTTCGAGCGATTCCTTTATTCCACTCGACGGAGAATGATGTCCTAAGAAGTCTGAGGCAGGAACAAGCTGTGCCATCTGTCCGATGACATCAAAGCCTATAGGAGTGTCACTCTTTAGACTTTCATCCACCATGTATCCGGCAGCAATATCACCCAAGCCATAGAAAGCTCTAAGCTCTATACCCATAGGTATTGTCTTGAATTTACCGCCTCCCCAATAGATGCACAAGTTATTGCGACGCTTCCATTCTGGCAATTCCGCGTATGGGTTCTTCACGCCATTGCGTTTCTTCTCGTCCTCTTGACTTATAAGCAGCTGATTCAGCAATGCAACTGCAATATTCAGTCCAAAAGGCATTGCGCCGAAAGCTATAGCAGCCGTCTTTGGTGCATGTTTAATATTTTTGGCAAAAAGGTTTGCGCCTTGCACACCTGCGTTATAGAACATGGTCTGATTCTTCATGTAGCTATTGAACCATCCTACCGACTTTCTGAATGCAGTATTCGTCTTTCCGTCATGTTCTGTCTTCAAGCTCTTTACTGCATCGCCCGAACCATGACGGTTGAAGTTTGAAGAAACCTCCTTAGCGTCATAGATACTCTTGCCAATGCTTCTACCGCGCTTTCTTGATACACAGTAGGTAGAGTAACGTGCAACGTTTTCTACTACTTCGTTTGCCAATTCAACAAGCGCACCGCCTTCTTTCAGCTTTTTCATAAGCCATCGGTCGCCATCTTTGTTTCCTGTCTTTACAAGATTCTCATATTCTTTTATTATGTCCTCATATTTCTTTAACGAAACAAAGCCTGTCTCACCGCCATTGTCCATAAACTCCTTGAACCAACGCTCTTTCTGATTATTTGTATCCAAACGTCCATTTTTGTAGCGTCTGAACATTCCAAGATAACCGCCATCAAAGTTACCATCCTTTCGTCTTACCATAGACCCCCAGTTCTTTGCATACTCCATGCAGAAGTCCCAAGTATAACCCATTCCTTCCTTTGTCAAGTTGGCCGATGCAAACGTCAAGTCTCGCATAAGGTTTGAAGAGATAAAGTCAGGGTTAATCGAAGTGTTTAATTGTGCACATATTCTGTTCAATTTTGCAGACTTTTCTGTTGCCCAATTTCGTGTGCCCGAGTCTCTGAGCAATCCATTAATAGCTTGTGCTGCTCTTGGATTTCCCTGGCAAACAAATCTGCGCACTCTACCGTTTACATATACATTAACTATGTGTTGGTTCATGTCGCTGCTGCGCTCAAACTTATAGCCGATGTCGCTTTTCCTTCTCGCTATCTTTGCCTCGCCTTTTGCTTGCTTCGCTTTCATGGTGGTCTCAAAGGTGTTCAATATCTCGTTGATCTGCTCTTGGGTTGAGTTCTCGGGAATGTTCGGCATTACTTCCTCCCATACCTCATTACCGTCAACGGTATGCTTCTCTACCCAAGGCTTAATCTCCACAAATATTCTGTCCTTAGCGTCGCCCTTCTCGTAGACTTGCACAAAACGCATGAAGTGTTGCTTCTCCACGTTCTTGCCACCATTTATTATAGAAGACTTTGCCAAAGCTGATATCTGTGCCAATACATTGACATCACTAAGACTCTCACGTCCGCTTGCCTTTTCAATTACAGAACCTATTTCGTTCTTTGTGTCGCCCCCCGAAATGTAACCGTACACATCTTCAGCAACAGTTTCATCGAATTTTCTCAATGGAACATACCAGTCGAACATTTCTTTCAAATGGTCTCTTTCGTTTTTATCCTTGAATCCGTTGGCATACTCTTGGTCTATAGTGAAGTCGGTAGCTTTCTTCTTGGCATCCCAGAAGCTTTTTACCAAGTCTGCCCCAAGCTGGCTTTCCGTGCTCATCACTTCGTCTATAACGTTGGCATCGTCATATTCCTCGCCTTTCTTCACGTCATAGATTCCGTGCATACCCGAATAGTCATGCTCCTCAGCCTTGAAGTCCTTGTCCAAGTTCTGGACAATCCACTCGTCCATCTGACGGTAATACTCTCTCAGGTCTATCTGTCCCGAGTCAAGTGCTCTTCTAAGGTCGCTTCTCTCGCCCTTCCAAGCCTTATCCAGATTGTCAAGACCCTCAGCGTCCGCACCTTCTGTAGTTTCCATTTTTCTGAACCAGTCTCTTACGAATAGTACACGGTTTCTCTCCAAACCATGCTTCTTTATAAAGTATAGGTTGGCGTTTCGTGTCTGCTCTGCTCCGTCCTTGCCGAGCATTGCCGATACCACTTTCTTGAAGGTATCACCTAACGGCGCAGTATACTCTCTGTCGTATCTCTCACACATCTGCATAACCATGCTGCCCATTCTGTTATGGCATTGCAATGGATTGAAAGCCGAAGGAATATCAGTATAAGCATCCTTCACACCCGAAATTATCTGCATGGCTTCCTGCAACGACTGCATATCGTCCACGGTACTCTCCTTGAAAGCGTACCATTTTGTGCTCAATCGTCGGTTGTATTCCTCAATCTTCGATGCAGTCATTGGCGAGGTTCTATAGTGTACGTGTCCGTCCGTAGCCTCGTCAAAGTCTTTCTTGTTGAGGTCTAACAACCCATGCTTCTTGCCGTTGTTGTCGTACATCATGCCGTTCTCTTCTATGACGGATGATACATTCTCGTGCTCTATCTTCCACTTCACGGCATCAGCCCTCATCTTCCACCACGGATCATTGCCTTTCTTCTGTACGTTCTTCGCCAGCCACAGCATATACTTCACGTCCTTCACGTTAGGCGATATTCTGTAGCCTATCTCGTGCAAGGCATCTGTCACCTTGTTCTTGATGTAGTTCCAGAACCCGGGTTCGCCCTTGCCCTTCTCGGCACTCTCGGCGATGAACTCCTCTATAGCGTCATAGAATCCCATAGAGTCCTTGCCCATACGTTCCGTCACATAGGCTCTCAGTTCGGCATTCACAGGATTGTCCAAGTCCAGCCACAGACCTCTCATATAGTCGTTGAACTTGTCTCCGAGCAATCCTCTCATGCCCTTATGTCCCACGGTCTCGTGCCAAACGGTCTTCTCCGCAGTATACGAGTCGTGTATATTCGGCATATACAGATGCACCTCGCCTGTATTCTCGTCATACCAGCCAGTCACCTGCTTGCCGTTCTCAATGTCACGGCGCACCTGCTCGTTGCCAATCTCCTCAACCGAGTTCACCATCTTCACCTTACCACCAGTCTTCTCCACAGCCTTGTCAATAGCCTTACCAATCCGCTCGCTAACAGAAGGCGCAGCATCGCCATCAACCAAAGGCTCAGTCGGCTTAGATAGGCCCAGTGAGGCATAGCCAGACTTATCACTCTCTTTCCTAAAGAAAGTCTCCCCATCTGTTAAATCTTTACTCTCATCAAGCAATTTCTTGCCCGAATCGTAGGATTTCTCAACTCCTTGCAGTAACTTTGCAGTATCAATAGAGTTGTTTGATGAAACCAAAGGTGGTCTGTCGGGATTTTCTCGCTTTCCAGGGGAGTCAAGCAGCTCTATTTTTGTTACCTCATAGCTATGAGGTTTGTTTTCTTCCCCTCCTCTGAACTCTTGCATAGTAGTCTTCACACGGTATGTTTTACCGTCTATCTCTACTGCGCCATAAAGTCTATGCACCAAAACTCCTTCTCCGTATCCATTCTCTACACTACGCAATCCGTCCTCACCCTTCTTGTAATCCGGGTGTATCTCTGCCTCGATGCTTTCATGTATAACATCTGTCAACTTTGGAAGAACGGAAAGGTGAACAAATGGGTCTTCGCTTTTTGATATTGCGCTATTGGAAAGATATTTGTCTATTGCTGCCTTGCTTATAATATAAGGTGTGCCATCGCGCATAGTCGGCATATCGCCATTCTTTGTAGCGAGATTGTCTTTAGCCCATATACGTGCATTTTTAATAGCATCTGCCTTGTTTTCTCCAAAGCCATGCTTCTCAACCTCTACAACTTTCACCTTCTCCTTATTCAGATTAGGCATAACGATACCTTTCTCCTCCACAGCTCTGTCTCTCACAGCGTCAAAGTGTTCCTTGCTGTCTGAGAAGGTGTTGCCAAGTTCCATGCGGTAATGCTGCTTCGCCTTGTTATACACCTCGGCAGCATGCTCGATTCTGTACATCACACCCTTACCCTCGTACTTCTTCTTCAAGTATCGCTGCATTTCCTCCTCGGTCATGTCAGCCAACTTGCAAGTCAGTTTCTTAAGCTCCGCAAGCACAGCCTGGCTCGTCTCGTTTCTTGTCTGACGTTCCTGCTGTTCAAAGGTCTCGTATGTACTGGCAAGGAATTTCTTCTTCTGCTCGGCACTATATCCATCCATGTCAAACGGAATGGAATAGTCATTCCAGTCGCCTCTAACGCGCACGTTGATGCCGCCCTCGTTAAAGTCTACCGTCACATTCTTCAACTCCTTCAAATCCTTCACGGTCTGCTTGCTCTTCTTCATCATTATCGCATTGGTGTCGATAATGCGGTCGGGCATTTCCACGTCGCGCAAATCCTCGAAGAAGTCCTCTATCTTGTCGTAGTGACCGCCCAAGTCCCATTTCTCTACGCTGCCAGCCTTGGCACGCATAGCCTCGTTGCTTATTTTGTCCACTACTACCACACGGCAGACAACATTAGTACCTGCCTGTTTGAACACTATGTCGGGCAACTCTACCTCCGCACGCATTACGGCGGTCTTCTCGCCCTCAATCCATTTCTCAAACTTCTTGTCTGTCGAACCTCTTGGAATAAGGGCCACAACACGACCGCCTTCCTCCAAGTGCTTGAATGCCTTACCCAAGTGAGCAATGGCTGTCGCTCCTGCCGTACCAAACGGTGGGTTCATTACTACTACGTCGTGCTTGTTGCTGATGTCGTAGTTCTCGAATATGGTGTTTTGGAACTTCCGGCCCAGTCCTCCTGCCTTCAACTGTAGTTTTGTGAACAGGCTCTGACTCGGCTCTATCGCTACCATTTGATTGCCCTTAGGCGCATATCTCGCTATAGCACCATGTCCTGCACTCGGCTCCAGCACTGTATCGCCTTCGCCCATATTCGCCCATTCCATCATCTTATAGCCTAATGGTTCAGGTGTTGGAAAGTAGTCTACACCCTCTCTGTTGCGGGAGTTCAGCTTCTGGTTAGAGTAGTAGTCAAGCACAGCATTGTCAAATCCGTCTGTGCTTTGGTCTTTAGGCGCGTCAAATTCCTTGCCGCCTACGCCCTGCTGATCGATAGGCACTACTCCGCTATGCTCCAGTATACCGTTGGCGAAACTGTCTCTTAGGCTTCTTGCCTGACTGCCAAGCGCAAGGTTCTCAGTTGTCGATACCTGGTTGTTGAACTTCTGTCCGAACAGCATCATTTCTGAGTTAAGTCCCAATATCGGGTACTCAAATATGGCGTTGCTCTTGTTGCCGATACGGTAGGTACGTCCTTCAATCTGCAATGCTGTGATAGGACTCTGAGGCAACGCCAGTGTAATGCACACACGCTGATGCTTGCCAGTAGTGTCATGCAGCGAGATACCTTCCTTTCCGCTCGCCTCCTGTATCACGATGATGTTCTTGCCACTATCGTCGCTATTGAAGGTGTCCACTGCCTTGTCCTTCGCCTTCGTGCTTTCCTTTCCACTGAAGAACAATACCTTGTCCTTGCCGAACACCTTGGCTATCTGCTCTCTCGGCATGCTGTAGTCCAGTGTCTGCTCCCACTCCAACAAGTCGGCATACTTCTTTCTGAAGTCCTTCACAGCCTGTATCGCCTTCTTCTGCTCTTCGCCTGGTTTCATTAACACAATCGAGCGGTTTGCCTGCTCCAGCATCGAGGCGAACGGCGGCTTCAAAGGCTCCTTTGTCTCCACTCTTCTGTGGAATATCACTACCTTGCGCCCTGCATCCAAGTGTGCCTTTATGCGCTCTATGATGTTTGCCACCTTCATAGTCTCAAACAGAGCGCTGCCATAATTATAGTCGCCTATCGTCCTACGGTAAGCGTCTGCCAACACTCCGTGTCCTCTTACGGCATCCTGCACAGCTTGGTTGAACTCCTCCGCATGGTCGGGAGATACCGTCGGGAAGTCTCTCGAATAGTCATACGGACTGTCTATGATGCGTCCGCTCATAGTGCCTAACGTGTGTTGCAGATAGTCCGAGAACTCTATTTCCTGCTTGGCTACAGCCTCGGGGTTGCTCGTGCTCTGCTCCAGTCTGTTGTAGCGGAACTTATATGCAGCTCCAAAGTGGTCAAGATAGAACTGTGTGCGTCCGCTAATTCTTCCGCCCTTTTCCACTTCGGGATACTTGAAGATGTAACCTTCCGCATAGTCAAGGTTCTCACGAGTGTTGAACGGTGTTGCCGAGAGGAAGATTGTCTTCGTGTCCTTCCACTCGTTCTTTGCCTGCGCTTTAAGTTTAGGCTCCACTTCGTTTGTGTAATGGCTCAATGCCTTCACAAACTCGGCGTGTATCTTGCCAAGCTTCGGGAAACTGGCATAATCCCCAGGAGTAAATCCGTTTATCTCCTTCGGCAACATTCTGCTTGTAGCATAAGCTACGTCACGTGGTGTCGCGCTCGGGTGACTCGCTCTGTATTCGTCCTGTATACGTTTCACTTCCTTGTCGCGCTCAGCGTCAAACCGTTCACCAAGGCTTTTCATCTTCTGATAGTCCTTGTTCGTCTCCTGCAATCTCAAGAAACAGTGGTTCTCGCTTCTGTTCGTCACCATGTAGTGCTGCATACTGCGTGCCGTCTCCGTACCATTCTTGTTCTCCATGATACGGTGGCTCTCGTCGTATATCACAGCGTCCCACTTGGTTTCCAGCAGCTTCTTATTCACGCCGAAGTTGGCGAATGTAGTGATCACTACGCCCTCACCGCTCTCTGTAGTAGCAGTAGTGCCACGCTCCTTGGCTATGCTGTCAAGGTCGCGAATCTCCATGTTCAGGTTGCGTCCGTCCTTTATCCAGTCGCTCACCTTCTTCTGGCTCGGTGTCACGATAAGTATACGTCCCTTGCCTTGCTTCACAAGTCGCTTGGCAACGCCAAGTCCCGTAAATGTCTTGCCCGTACCCGTACCGTTCGTGAACATGTAGCCCTTGCCGTAGGCGTGCTCTCTGTCCGCGTGCTCATTGCCGAAGAACTGTGTCTCCGCTCTCAGCACGTCCTCATGTTGTTGTGGCAAGAGGAACGGCAGAGTCTCCTCGATGTTCTTCATGTCACCCACCTTCACCTTGATAGGTTCGGCGGCAACCTGACGCTTGTACTTCTCGGCATTTGGCGTAGCTATCTCCTTCTTCATGCGCTCCGTTCCGAGAATGCTTGCCCATTCGCTAAGCTTATGGGTCACACCGTCAACCTCGATGTTGGAGTTCCACATGTTCTTGATGTAGTCATACACCTCCTCATCGCTAAGGCCGAGCTTTGTTAAGTGACCGCCGAAGCTGCCCTTCATGGCATCTATCCAGTCGTTAAGCTTCACAACGCCCTTCTTGATGTGGAGATAGCCCAACTTTGTCAGCGCAGGAATCAACTGCTTGTACACGGCCATCTTCTGCTTGTTGATACCAAGCTTGCCCAACAGATGGTCGCTTGCCAAAGGAATGATAGAAGCGTTTGTACGGTCGCTTATGATACTGCCCTTGGTTCTTCCGTCAAAAAGGCTGTTGAACAAATCGTCAACCAACGACTGAGTGTCGCTGATTTCCTTGTCTATCTGTTCTACTGTTGACAGATTTCGGCTATCAATGCCTCGTCCGCCGGTAGCTTCACCAGCTTTTTCATCACTAAAGTTGCCACTTTCTTCATTTCCTCGCTCACGTACATCACGTCCCGTGCCACGTACTCCACGGCTTCCTCTGGGCTTAGTACCTCCAGTAGATACTGGTTCCACTCTGGATGCTCCTCCGTGAACTTGCTCACCGCCCTGTTCTCCAACAGCAGCAGTAGCGTGTACCTCGCCACTCTCTCCGCCAGATACTCGTTCTCCCGACTGTACAGATTCTCCTCTTTCAGGATTTCCGTCACCTTCGCTTCCACCCAGTTGTCCGCTATCCACTCCTTGTGGTCGGCTGTCAGTTCGTCCCAATCCTTCGCCGCCTGCATTATCGGCAGCATCCAACTGTGTTCCGTCTTCTGTTCCGCTACTTGGTACAGAATCTCGTTCTCTATTCCTAACATTGTCGTAAACTGTTAAATAAGATAATGTGTTAATAATATTCTTGTCTCCGTTGAGATAGGCCACGGCGTTTGCCTTGTCTACGCCATCACAATCAGAGTTCTTAATCTCGTCAGCATCAAGAGGTTTCTTCTCGGTTTCGGCTACCTGCTCGTCAAACTCCATGTCAGCCCAAGGCTTGTCTATCTTCTCGGCTTCTTCCTTGCCAAGCTCCTCGCCTATTATCTTGCGTCTCTCAACCAAGCCGATGCCCTTGCCTCTCAGCGTAGAGTCCATCAGGCCCTTCAGCTTGTCTGTCAAACGCTTCACCTCGCTCGCGTCGCCACTCTTCTTTGCCTCCGCAAGCTCAGCACGCGCCTTCGTTATCTGCTCGTCCTTGAACAGCTCCGCCGCCTTCCGCATCCCATCCAAAGGATTCGCCTTAGGTTCCTTGCCGTCACCCACAGGCTTAGCACCCTCAGACTTCTCCCCAGGCTGTTCCCCTGGCTTAGTAAGGCCCAGTGAGGCTTCGGAAGGCTCATTACCCTCAACCTTGTCTACTTCTCGCTGTCCTTCAGCATTTCTCGTGCCTTTGTCAGTGCTGTCCAACCCGATATTTCCGGATTCTCCTTCTGTATTTTTGACATGAGTTCCGCTGTCCTTCTTGGAAGGTATAGCATCGATATTCTCCCCTTGTTCCGTATTTCCACGTGAACCAAGTCCTTCTCCTTCTGTTGGTTCGCTTCCTCCTCGCGCTTGCGGTTCAGTTCCCTCAGAGCTGCCAGCATCGCCATTTCCTTCTTTGCTTGAATGTCTTGTTTCATAGTTCTTCCAGTTTCTAAGTTTCAAAAATTCGTTTACAAAATCCTCCTTCGTTGGTCTCTCGCCGAACATTTCCGTCTGACTGGCATCCGCATAAGGAGCGGCATTTCTGTTATACGCCATCATCAGCTCGCGGAAATCCTCCGCCTTACCCTCCAGAGCAAGAGCGATAGCCTGCGAGATAGGGTCGTATCTGTCAGCAGCGTTCTCGCCAAACATAGCAGGAGTTCGCAAGTATGCATCCACACCGCTTCCGCCTTGACGTGCCTCGTACAGCAACTGTACAGCCTTGTCTATCTCTTTCATCAGAGCATAGTCGCCAAGTTTCATGTTGTCCGTCACGGCACGTATGCCGTTCAGAGCTTTAGTCTTAAGCATAGCGTCAGCACCCATCATACGGATAGTGTTCTCCGAGAACACACTGCCCAATAGCAGGTTCTTCACAAAGTCCTTGCCCGAAGCCGAAAGTTTGTCCTCGCCCTCACGCAATCCGGCCACCTCGTTCAGGCCAATCACGCCCTTATCTACCAAACGTGTCAACAAAGAATTTATTGCCGACGGATTGTTAAAGAAAGCATCAAGACTACCGCTTCCTTCAATCTCCGACACAATAGCGCCAATCTCGTCAGTCGAAAGCTTCTTCGAGTTAGCCACAGCCTGCTGAGTATTACCCTGCGCTTTCTTCTCGTTCTTGTTGAACTTGGCGAAGGTAGCCGTGTTATACTTCATCGGCTCGTCACTCACAAGCACCAGTCGCGGATGCTTTATACCGCTCTGCTCTATCTGCTCTGCCGTGAAACCGTAGTTCTCAGCATTCTCCTTCAACGCTTCAAGATAAGCTCCGTCGGTTCCGTCCTTGGCTGCCTTCTGTCCTGCCATCGTTCTGCCGTTACCGTCAACAACAATGCCGTCAGATGTCACAACCGGCACCTGGTCTACTGCCTGTCCGTCATACTTCATAGCTATCATATCCGTTACCAGCTGAGCCTGCTTGTCATTCTCATAGTCACGGTCGTTGATAGTCCTGCCTTCCTCGTTCACGGGGAAACCCTCGCTCTTCTTATATCCGTCATTAGCGTTATGCGAAGGAGTAAGACTGTCTGCCTCGACAATCTCGTAGTGTCCTTTCAGTTTGGTTCCGTCAGCCAATGTACGTGTGCGCTTATTACCCACAACGCGCAAGCCACTCTCGAACTTCTCCCGAGCAACCCCTACATTACCTACTTCACCTACCGAACCTACACCACCTACCGAACTTGCTTTCTCCATTCCAGCCTTGACCTTCTTCTCAGTCATAGCCTTCTTGATATTGGTGTATAGCTCCAGTTCTGCTTTGGCTGCCTCAATAGCAATCTTCTTCTGAGCCTCAGCCTCCTTGGCGTCGTTCAAGTCGCCCGTGTAGTCCACCTTTATCTTCTCGGCGTCCTTCAGCGTCTTCTCGGCTCGCTTTATCTGTCCGTCTACAGCAGCCTCAGCATTCTCGCCAAACTGCGAAGACATCCACTCCGCACCCTGCTCAGGACTCATCTGCGAGTAGTCAGCAGTCTCACGGCCTTTCGAGTCCTTCATCATCGGCACAGGCGTACCGTCCGCAAGAGTAGCAACCGGCTCTTCACCCACAGGTATAGTCTCTTTCTCACCCACAGGCGTAGTCTCTTTCTCACCCAATGGCTTAGTCGGCTTAGAAAGGCCCAGTGAGGCTTCATTACCTTCCTCTTCCTTCGGCTCAGCAGGCTCAGTAAGGCTCGGCTGTTCTTCCTCTCCTCCAGACTGCATTTCAGCGTATACTGTAGAGTTCAACTCTTCCAGCTGTCGCTGATAGTCCTTCGCATACTCTTCGCTTGACGCGGTACGTTCCAGTGTCACGTCCTTTGCATGCACGAAGTCCATTTCACGGGTAGCAGGGTCATACACCGACAGCATGTCGCCGTCACGCACTCTGCCCTCACTGTCAAACGCAACATCGCCTGCACCGACAATCAGCACCCTGCCCTTGTTGTCCTTCACGAACATCATCTGCTCGCCGTTCTGCTTTTCGCCGTTCAGCTCGCCCTTATAGCTCCACTGGCCGACGTGCTTCTGTGTCGTCTCCACAATCTTGTCCTGCGTACCCTTGAACATTCCCTGCGCCTTTGAGAGGGCGTTGATATAGTCTGCAAGTGGTGCAAGCTGCTCCTGTGTCAGTCCGGAATTGAACAGTTCCAGGTAAATCTGCGGATTGCTCATGCCTGCCTTCTGCATACGCTCGTATTCTTCCTTCAGCACGTCGTTGCTGTCCATAGCTGCCTGCAAGGCATCCTCCGCCTTCGTAAGGTCACCAAGCACCTTAGCCACAGCCTCGTTGTTAGGATTCTCCGTGCCAAGGTTATTCTCCTCCACAACGTCCTTGCCCTCAGTGTTCGACTGCTCTGCATGCAACGTACCAGGCACAAACTGCTCGTCCTCGTAAGCCTTTCTCAGAGCCACACAAGCGTTCTGTTCTTCCTCGCTGCGTCTAAGCGGTTGCTTGTCCATTGCGGTCTTCAACTGCTCTGCAGTCATACCGTTAGCCTCAGCTACGGCTTCAAGAGTAGCCTGTGCTGTCTTCTCGTCCTTAATCTGTGCAGCACCATAGGCGTTGCTCAGACGCTGATCCTCACGCTTCAAGTTCAGCGAGTAAATGATGGAGTTGCGCTCGTCAATGCTCTTGAAGCTGTTCTTCGACAGCAGTTCTCCATTCTTGCTGTATTCGTTCACAGAGCCGCCTTCAATACGGCAATTCTCCATCATCGGACGTGCCGAAGGAACGGTGCCCATAACCAAAGCCGAGAACTTAGCCTTTGTGTCCCAAGGAATGGTGTTGTCTGCCATTATCTCGTCGTAGGCAGTCTTCACAAACTCAGCGTCTGTGTTCTTCTCGCCCTTTCCTTTGGCTGCGGTCTTCTTTGCTCGCATCGCCCAAGATGTCAGACTCTCTTTTCTCGTCAGCGGATTGTTGTGTGCGTCATATCCATAGATTGATTCATTGCGCTTCGGCGCAGACGCGCTTCCGAACAGCTGCTCTTTCTCCTCATTAGTGAAGGTATATCCACCAAAGGCTGCTCTCTGTCCGTCCGATGTCATAAGACCATTAATGTTTCTCGCCACCATATCAAGGTAGCTTTCCTTTACGCCGTCCTTGCTCTGGCGCTTAGGCAGTCTTGCATGTGTCAGCTTCAAGGCTACGACGTTAGCGCAAGCTTCAAGGTTACCCTCAACGCTCAGCCAGTCTGTATCGTGTCCCTCTATCGTCTTGGCTACATTACCGCCCATGTGCATACCTATTCCCTCCATGGCCAACTGGAACGCCTTGGCAGGAATACGCTTCACTCCGCTAACATTATAGATACCTGCACCAACGACACCGCCAATGCCACCCATGGTAGCCCAGCTTGCACCTTCCGACAGACCGCCCATAGCCATCATCTTAACGGTATTGCCTATCGAAGTGTCGTCGCCAGTAGAGTAGTTCTGCACAGCTGCATTCGTCGAGTTATACAGCACGCCAGTAATGCCCTGACTCACAGCTCCTGCTGCAGCCATTCTGCCGATACGACCGACCAATGACGTGTTCGCTATTCTCGCTGCCTGGGCTACACCGTTGCCAAATAGCTTTCCAGCTACGGCCGCTGCTGGCTTCTCAGCCATTCCTATCGGTGTCATATCCATCATGAACGACAATGTACTACCAGCTACTCTTGTACCCAACCCAGGGTTATATTTTGGGTTATTACCCTCAAGCGTTTCGCTCAAAGCTCTCTGTCCGTATTGACGCTGACTCTTTGTCATTAGCCCCATTGAAGCAAGAGCGCCTGTCATAGAGTTCTGGGTGTGCATAAGTATTGTTTCTATAGCACCACTTGGCAACAGGCTTTTCAGCTCTGTTTTGTCAAAATCCGACGAAACCTTATTCATAAGACTTGGCACCAACGTATGTTCTATATACTCATCTGGCGAAACGCCGAGTCTTGCAGCTTCCGCATTGATACGTTCAGCAGTTTTGGGCGAACTGAAAAGATTATGGATATTACTCTCTATCTCATTCGTTATATTAGAAAGTCTCTTCTCGGGCGACATTTCCTCATTACGGGCACGTGTAGTATTAAATACAGCGTTCGAAGGCGAAGACGCAATGACGTTAAGAGCAGCGTTCTGGCCGCGTTCGAATGCAGCCTCATCCTCTTTCTTAAATACATCGCTGATGTATTTACTGAATTCATCGTCAACAAGCTTGGTGCCGCTCTTCTCCATATCCTTCTCCAACTGCCCCCTTGTCTTCACAAGGTTATTGTTCACGTCCTCGTTGCCAAAGTCGAATGCAGGAGCATTACGTCTGTCTCGCTCACGGTTGGTGAACTGTCTTCCTGCCTGCTCCACATTCTGCCCCACGACATGCTGTCTCTCCCTTGTCTGCTTCACCATCTGTTTCACAGCACCCGGCTTTGTATAGCTCACGGGAGCCTGCAACCTCTGTGCCGCATCCGCATTCTTCAATCCGCGCACAAGCTCGCTGTCATTCTGCATTGGAGTCACAGCACCACCATAGCCTCCCCATTTCTGTTGCGCCACGCTCTGTTGTGCCCTGCCTAAAGCGGTCTTTGGTTGCTGCTGAGGCTTTGTCGCTCTTGGCTTCTGCAACTTGCGCATGAACTCCTCATACGAGCCTCCCAAGTCAGCACCATTCTTTGTGAACAGGTCGTACACAGCCTTTCTGTTGGCATAATTGCTGTCACCAGTAAACTTCTTCTCGAATGTATTATAGTCCTGGGTATAGCCGTTGTCAGCCATAAGCTTGTACATCCTCTGCAACTTACTTCTATCTATTGCCATATATTTTTCAAATTAAAGTTTAAAACCCGACGCCCAACCGCCTTTCTTTGGCTTGGCGTTGTTCTTTCGTAAGGCTCTTGCCTTGTTCTGCTGCTGAGCCGCCTGACTCGTCATAGAAGGGCCTTTCTTTCGTCGTGTCGTTGTAACCTCCTCGCCTTTAGAATTGTAGGTCTTCGTGCTAACCGAAGTATTAGATTCACCATACGGCAACGCTCCATACTCACGATAATACTCTTGCTCATACATAGTCTTGTTAGACTGATAATGCATTTTACCATTTTTATCCTCAAACCAATACTTACCGCCCGATGTCTTGCCTCCTCTGCCAGAACCGCTCTTTGCTTTTGCTCGGTTTGCAGCCATAGCAATACGTTGGCCTGCTTGTTTATTCTTAATTTTATCCTGTTCCTTCTGATGCTCAAACTTATCATCGGAAAGCTTGGTATCGTGCTCATCTTTTTCTTTCTGATGCCCGAAACGCTCCTCTGCAAGCTTCTGTGCCGCACCTCTCAAATCGAGAACCATATTATTATAATCTCTTTCCGCTTCCGCAGCGTTCTGTTTCATGCGTAGGTTTGCATCCTTATAAGCCGCATCCGCATCCAGTGCTGCCTGACGGGCACGCTCTGCCTTTCTCTTTTCAAAGTTAGCTTGCAGCTCTGCAGCAGGATTGTTGAACCTCTGCAAAGGCGCTCCCTTCGAAGTGTTGTAGATGTTGCCCATGTGCCTTATCGCGTCAGCAAGCGTAGCAATACGCATCTTGTTACGAGTCATACGCTCGTCATATTCATCAGCGCTCTCACCGCTCCTGATACCGGGACGCTTCTTAATCAAACCGCCAAGCCAACCAAAGAAACCGCCATCCTTCTTCGTGTCGTCCTTCTGAAACGTAGGAGCATTCTGCACAACAGGAACATTAGCAGTACTGCCACCGACACCCAAAGGTTTCTGACCGTCTAACGCCATAGCTGTAGGCATGCTTCCCGACAACTGCCCTGCAGGCCCGAACCTGCCAATAATACCATTACCAGCAAAAGCATTGAACGGCGCAGTGCCCACAGGCGCAGAAGCGCTCACAGCTTTAGCCTCTTCCATCTTCCGTTCTTCACTTCCTACCATAAGCTGCAATATGTTTCTTTATAAGGTCACAAGCACCGTCAATCTGCTTGATGAAAGCATCAGCCTTGTTGGCACGCTTATACTGAAAAGCTGTCTCCTCCTCAAGTATATCAACGTTCTCACGCAGACGGGCAACTCGCTTGGCGTTGTTCTTCTTTATCTTGTCAATCACCTTGTCTTTGTATATCAAAGCACTCTCAGCCGACTTCAAGCACTGCTCAAACCAGTCACGTTCCTTCGCCACACCAGCAAGCGCAGTCTTCAGACGCTCAATCTCAGCAGTCTGCTCGTCAATGAGCGAATCCCTCAGCAGACCGGCTGCCTCCATCACACGATTTATATCAGCCTTGCTCGGCTCTACACAAACAACTCTCTTATTCTTTCTTTTCGACATAATCAATCAACATTTAACATTCAACACTCGATTACACTCCCGTCACGTTCTTCAACTTCTTGTTGTCGTACAAGGCATCGTGAATATAGTCATTCTCGTTAAGCTTCGGATTCAACGAACCGCCAGCAGCAGCCTTGACACCAGAAGAGTTCACGTCAATGTTCAGACTATTCTTACCCTTTCCGGAACCCTCCAACATCGAAGCTGCACCCATCAAAGCATTGCTCATGTTCTGACCCGCATCACTCGAATTCTGTGCCTGCTGGTTATAAGCAGCCTCACGCTCCCTCGAAAAGTCCATCTGATTCTGCATGTGCTGAGCAGATACACTCTCCTTCTTAGCACTGTCACGAGCACCGATGTTCGCAATCGCATCGCCCATCGTTCGGTTAGCCGCCTCCTTCGCCATAGCTGTACTCGCTGCCGTACCTCCTGCAACAGCTGCTGCACCGTCCGCCTTACGAATGTAGTTGTCCTGCACCTCCTGGGCACGACGCAACAGATTCTGACCAGCCTTGGTGTCCAGATAATCCGTGTTGTAAGCCTTCTCGTACCAAGCCTTCTCAGCATTCGCACGATACTGACGCTCCCTCGCTGCCTTCTTGGCTGCACGGCGAGCCTTGGCTCCACCAAACAAACTGCCCGCTACACTACCTGCCAAACTCGCAGCAGCAGCTATCCACTGAGGATTGTTCGCTCCCGAAATCTCACTAATGCCTAATGGCAACCTGAAAAATCTATTCAATTCAAACATATCTGTAACTTTTAATTTAATCAATCAACAAAAAAACTACTGCATATACCCAACACGCTAAGACTGTAAACACCAATGACCTCCTTTTACAGGAGTACCTTTCTGGCGGAAACAACAATGACACCCTATCAGCGGAGTACCTTTTCAAGGGAAATTTGGACGAGATAGACAACACGACATTTACACCTATGCTTTTATCTACTATAATTTGTCCGCAGTACCTAAGGGGGGTGGGGTCTGTGGTCGTCTTCGTGTGCCCTCATCATCCATGCCGTCCCCCTTCGTTGTCCACCGTCACAGCCCTAAGCGTCGTCATCCCGTATCCTCACCCCTTACACGTATCGTCACACGGTAGAGAAGCAGCGTCACATCATCACATCGTCATACGCCCTTGGCTCTTATAGAGAGCACAAACAGCACAAAATGTATTACTTATATATTACTCACATCGTTGTTTGTGCTGCAACTCGCTGTATATCAACGCTTTGTGCTCGCTGTATATGACCCCAAAAGGGTCACAGACCTTTCGCTTCGGCATATTTGGAGGACATCTTAGACACATCTTGGACATACCTTGGACACGCCTTGCAGCCTTGACAATAGGCTGATTCCGCCCTTTTATCCGCCCTTTGGACGCTTAGACCACGAGACGAGCCTTGCAACGGCAAATATACGCTCAAATCTGCATCAAATTGCGGTTTTTCGTCTGCTGTCAATGTCATAAAAAAGTCACCAATCCTTTTGTCGGGGCTTCAATGTAAAAAATCCGACTTTTTGAACACTTTTTCGGGTCTAACCCCCGTATTTTTCGAGACCAAGGGCAAAATTAGAGGAAAATATGAACAGTCGAAAGACATAAAAATGTACGCACGAAAAAGCGGTTTTGTCACAAAAATCACGAAAAATGATGACAAAAGCTATGACACAGAGCGTGCGAAAGTCCGTAAAAACGCCCTAAAGGTCGGAAAATCACGAAAAAATCACAAAAACACGCCTGATGCGCTCAAAAATACGTCAAAAAAGGCTACACAACTCCTCGTTATTGACAAGCGAGGATAACACAAAAAAAGGCACACCGCTTACAAGTATGCCTTATGGGTATTCTATACTTATATATAGAGAGGGTAAAGGGAGAACAATGGGGAGATAAGGGGGCTGCCGCCCCCAAGGGCTTACGCCCTGCCCTCCGCTGGCTACCGCCTTGGATGCGAGACTTTCGAAATGATAAATAATGATAAATGTTTACTTAGATGTAAACAAGTTTGTAAAATATTTTATACCTTTGCACTACAAAACAAAGATATGAAGAAATGGAAGAAAAACCTCTTTTTGAGATTAAAGTATTGGAGGAAGCACAGACTTTTATAGAAAATGTTCCCCCAGATGCCCGAAAGAAGATATACTACAATATGGGCAAGAGCATGTATTGTATAGACAAGGAGATTTTCAAGAAATTAGAAAACTCTAATATATGGGAATTTCGTACGTTATACAACAAAACCGCTTATCGTCTGTTTGCTTTTTGGGATGATAGCAACAAGAAGTTGGTTATTGCCACTCACGGCATTATCAAGAAAACGCAAAAGACACCACGCAAAGAGATAAAGAGGGCAGAAGATATAAGGATACAATATTTAAAAGAAAACAACAAATAAAATATAGAGATATGAAAGCATATACTTTTGAAGAGTCGCTAAACCGAGCGTTAGGACAGAAGGGCGAACCGCTCCGAGATGAATACGAGAACGAAATGAAGTCCTTTCTTATAGGCGAAAGTATAAGAAAAGCACGTCAGGCAAAAGAACTCACACAGGAACAGCTTGGCGAACTTATGGGCGTGAAACGTGCCCAAGTCTGCCGTATCGAAAAAGGGCGCAACCTTTCACTAAGCACCATTGCCCGAGCATTCAAGGCTATGGGCATTAATGCCACTTTCGATATGGGCAAGTTTGGTAAAGTAGCACTTTGGTAAATACACCAATTATATGGAATTAAGCGTGTAGTCTTCTTATTGGGAGGTTACACGCTTTTCTATTTTAAGATAAGGGGCTACGCCCCACGGTGGGCGATGCCCACCACCCCCTGCAACACGCCAAATTACCACAAGGCGTTGACAATCCATTTCCCGACCATGTACATAACAACAAAGGAGACAGCGGAAACGATAAAGACAAACGCACGTACCAATAATTCAGTTACTTTCTTCTTCATTTTGTTATACTTTTTATTTCTTCTACAATGTTATTGAACTCTTCGAGATTATCTGCCGTGTAGTGGATGCCCTTGAAGCGGATGAAGGCTGCGAACTCTACATCTTTTTCTGCCTCAAACAATTCTCCAACGCTACAACCGATAGCTTCTGCAAATTTCTCAGCGGTTGACACTCGCATGTCATTTTTCTCGTTCAATAATCTACTTACGGACACACGATTAATGCCAAGCCGTTTTGCTATTTCGTCTTGTGTAATACCTCGTTCTCTTAATACTTCTTTTATTCTCATATCTTATTATTACGTTACATATTATTTGCTGCAAATATACGCATTATTATTTATATGTAGCGTTTTTACGTTAATATCTTAACAAGTTTTAAACGGATATACGTTACTATACGCTTTTGGTTAAGTAACGTTAATAAGTTACATTTTCTTATCGAAAAACTTGCTTATGTAACTTATATACGTTAACTTTGCAATCGTAATCAAGTAACAAACATCAATAACAATTTAAACAAAACAGCTATGAGGAAGAATTGTAAATGTTATCTCTTCCGTGTGAACTTCGGCTCAACAATATTCTATCACGAACTGACACCCGAGGAAGCACGACAGAAGATGCACGAGTACGCAAGGAAATATCATCAAGTATCAGTCCATATACTCAAGAATCCGTCCTTCTGCCTTGTGGGAGTTGAAGAGAAAGACAGAGTGTCAATCGACGCTTTTTAGAATTATCATCCGTGAGCGACAGGCGCACATCACGTTCGAGACGTGACACGGAACTAATATTAATCATTTAAAAACATACAATTATGGAGAAGTACGATTATTTATCAGCAGTGACAGCAGATGTGAAGGACTACATCAACGACAACGTGGACTTCGCAGACTATGAGAATGCCGACGAACTCAAAGATAAACTACAGGATGAGCTTTGGACGGTTGACAGAGTGACAGGCAACGGCAGCGGTAGCTATACATTTAGCACTTGGAAAGCAGAAGAGAACATTTGCCACAATTCCGAACTAATCGCAGAAGTAGAAGAAGAATGGGGAAAACTGAAAAGAGACGACCCAGAGGGCATTGACGTTGCGATTCGCTGTTACCTCTTACCGCAAGCAATAGACGCAGCAGTAGGCGAACTTTGGGAAGATAAGGAAGATTAATCGAAGATAAGGAGGGACAACGTCCCTCCAAGGCTTCGCAAACATTGATAATCATTAACACTATATAATTATGGAGAAAAAAGAAATGTGGAAAATACTTGGACGTGACGATTACGCACACAAGTCTCAAGAACTGAAAAAAAAGTGCGAGGAACTGGCGAAAGCTATATGCGATAAGCTCATTGAGCTTGACATGACAGAAATCTTCATCCCTCGCTGTGGTATTACCTTCAGCGTTATTACCGTGCAAATAAGTTGTGTTAAATGCAATCTTCTTGCGCTAAAGAGTGGCACCATTTACTATTTGTTGCAAGAGTTTGGTATATGCAACCTATATGCTGGTGACCTTAATGTGAAGGTTGGTCGCGTAGTAGATGCACTTAGTTTTGTTACTCACATGGACGAGATATTGCAAGATATATCGAAGATTGAGGACAAAAAAGTCGCAGACATCGAAGCTGCTCTCAAAAACCTCTAACGTCTATTATCCGTGAGCGACAGGCGCACATCACGTTCGAGACGTGACACGGAACAAACTTTAAAACATACATATATGATAACATTAGCACAAGAGATTTGTTGTTTAGATTGCAAATATGCGCACTTCTATTTCAGCAATATTAATTCTTGCTTTGACAAGATAGTTTGTCAAGCTAACGGCAACCCAAACGGATGGAGCGGTTGTAGTAGATATTCAACAAAACATTAACCCTTAAAACATACAGCTATGACAACAGATTTATGGATAGTATTACTAATATTCTCGATGGTAGTCAACTACGTATCGGGGATATATGTAGGCAGACATTGGGACGAATGGGGCAATGAGTAAATCCGAAGATAAGGGGCGGTGCGACCGCCCCAAGACCCCTAAGACACGGAAAGTGCTATTGAGTGCAGTTGATGCAGCTATGCTACGACTCATACTCAAAGATTATCGAGAGGAACTCACAGCACTTCTCAACCGTGCAAAATCAAGCAACAAGGCGAAAGCCTACGCAAGTGAGAATATAAAAATAATTGACGATTTGAAACAAAAGATTTTTAGACTATGAACAAGTTATTAGTAGCAGCATTGATAGCAAGCACAGCACTTGCAGCAGTAGCAACAAAGAAAGCGACAGACGCAGAGTACAACAGAGCACAGATTAAAGAAGACGTGCGCTTGCTGATGAACGACATCGAAGAGTACGGAGACATCGACACATACACAGGCTCAGACCACTTCGAACGTCTCTATGAATGGTCTCATAATATTAAAAATGGAAGACATGATAGAAGAAGTAACGATTAACGGCACGTCCTTTTATGTCGGACTCACCGATGTGTATGGCGGCAAAGTGTGGTTCTACTGCAAGTGGTATCAAGACCGCCGACCGTTAACACGCAGGTTTTGGACAAAGAAAGAGCTTGAAAATCACCTCCGCACAATTGATAACAAAATAATCAAGCGTGAAGTACTTGCATTATTGCACAAGATACACGGCAGAGCAGTCTGTTACGCACGATGAAACAATCATCCGTTGGGGAAAAGAAACCATTTCGGAGCGACACCGACAACGGAACTATTAACATTAAAAACAATACAATTATGGCAACATTAACTCTCTCTACATGGTTCGTGAATGGACAAAAGCAGGACACTCGCACAACAATCACTTACGAAATATCCTATACCGATACACATATAATTGTCAATGGGCACAAGATGAAAGTGAAAGAAGACTACGTGTATGTATACAAGCTACAGAAGACGCAAATACGAGCTATAGACGGAGCGGAAGGCTTATTCAATTTCCTCACAAAGGAAGCAATGCGCAGCGATATAAAGTTGTTGTGTGAATACATTGTCGCACATGGCAAACAATAATCCTCTTCATCCGTGAGCGACAGGCGCACATCACGTTCGAGACCCGGCACGGAACTATTAACATTTAAAATAAATAATATGAAGACAAACATTATTCCCTGTCCTATCAACGAGAAGGACTTGTGCTCAGACACTCTATTCGACGACCTCTTCGATAATAGCGAGTACGTGGAGCGAAGAAACAGATACGTCGGTTTCATCTGTGGTAATATCGCTAAGGCTGTGTATACCAACAACTACGTTCACATGTTATTCGAAGATGATATACACGATAAAGAGAAAAGGCGTATTAAGAAATGGGCACGTGAGATAGAAGACAGTTACAACGAAAATCTAATAGACAAAGATGTACATTTATATGTACGCCTTAATTTCTTTGCCAAATCATGCGATGTACATTTCTTTTATATCATCGATAAAGAGGAGGATTAACCCCAACAGGCTGAATGTGGTACAAGCCACTCCACTTCGATGCAAGGTCGAAGCAGCCACCAACATTAATTTAAAACATACGAATATGAAGTACACAGTAGTAATTGTCGAAACTCTCTCACGAAAGATAGAGGTCGACGCATCAGACGCACAACAGGCGAAGCAGATAATAGCCGAGCAGTACAACAACGAACAGATAGTGTTGTCAGCAGATGATTTTTACGGATATGAAATCGAGACACTATGACAAGCTATCAGCACCTCTACAATATCATCATGAGCCGACCGCTCACAGATGATACCTACAGCGAGCGAGCCTACAGCGTACTGCATGCAGCATACCCACAGGCGAACCTCGCACAGATAAACGAAGCAGCCACAACGGATTGGTGCAATTCATTGTCCGACGAGCAGAATATAAACAATTGTAAATACTTAGCAATATGACACTACAGGAATATCTCGAAAAGAAGTTAGGAGAAATGGCTCTGCAAGACGCCAATTTTCGTGAACGCTACGAGGACAAGCAGAAGTCTATCAAGAATTGTCTTCTATATATCACGCAGCAGGCTCACAAGCAAGCCGTAAACGGTTGCGCAGCCATATCCGACGATGATGTCCTACAAATGGCAGTCCACTACTACCAAGAGAAGGACGTTGAGCCGACCAAACAAACGATACCGGCTAAGGTTGTGGCAGCACCTAAAGAGGAGACAAAGCCGAAGACAGCCGTGCTCATCCCGAAGCCACAGCCGAAAAAGGCAAAGAAAGTAGACAACTCATTACAACTTGATTTATTCGGAGGAATGTAATATGAAACCACGCACGAAGATAGAGAGAGAGGTTGTTGACCTCTCTCACAAGTTAGGCGAGATAAATAAGCGTGACACCGCTCACATCATCCGTCATACATACGGCTCGTGCAAGTATGAGGAAATGTACAACCGCTGCTATGTCGTTATCAATCAAGCCTACAAAGGTTGGCAGGTACTCAGATATATCCGCATCGACCGCCACCGCAACAGAGCTAAGGAAATATCCTACACAACGTGGGAAGTCTTTCAGTTCTGGAACAAGGTAGGCGAGAAGCAGATACTTCTCGCACGTCAGCGCACACTCGGTCCATACATTGACACCTTTGCTTACTCTTCGGATTTGGAGGTTCGCCCTAACCCTACATACGTGTATGACCATTTTGTAAATGTGTCTTACACATATCTCTACAACAAGTCCGTTGAAGGTGCTTACCGATACGCAGCAGGATATATGGAGGAAGACAGGCTATATCGTTGGTATCGCTTCTTGTCTTGCGACAAGTTTGCCGAGACGATAATCAAGCTACGTCCGAAGCTCGCAGAACACATGATATTCAACGGACGCTGCAACAAGGCATACATCAATGCTGTGCGCATAGCTATGCGCCACAACTACGAAATCATCAACCCCTCACGCTATTTCGACCTCATCCGAATGCTCGCTAATCTCAAGTGCGACCTCAACAATCCGCACTTCGTATGTCCCGAGGACTTCGAGCACACCCACCAATGGGCGGTTGAAGCTTCAATGTCCGAGGACGAGCGCAGAAGACGTGAAGCCGAGCGTACAAGGCAGCTACGAGATATGCAGAAGAAGGAGAAGCAGAATGCAGACTACATCAACCGTTGCAAGCGTTACTTCGATGTTGAGATAACCGACGGCACAATCTCCTGCCACGTACTACGCAGCGTAGCCGAATTCTTCGAGGAAGGCACAGCGATGCATCATTGCGTTTATGCGAATAAGTATTATGCGAAGCAGAACTCGCTCATACTTTCCGCTCGCATCAACGACAAGCGCATCGAGACCGTAGAAGTAGACCTACAGCAGATGAAAGTAGTCCAGTGCTACGGTGCTTGCGACAAGTTCACAATCTACCACGACCGCATCGTCTCGCTCGTCAACGACAACATGAACATGATAAAACAATGTATGACAACAAAACAGATAGCAATATGACAAGAAAAGAAATCTACAAGTCACGCTTCCGTTCACTTAACACGGCTGAGAAGAAACGCATTCTCAGCCGACTCTTCCCCGACGGATACATCGAATGCAAGGACAACATACCCGACGAACAGACCTTTGCGGGCTACACCGAAGACTTCGGACTTATCGAAGTCCGATTTTCCCTGTTCGACAGCCGTATAGACATATCTCGTGAGTTCGAAACCGAAAGGGAAAAATGGCTGTTCATCAACGACATCACAAACAGGGCACTCGCCAAGAACAATGTCTATACCAAGCAAGTGCAGAAATTTCCGTTCGACAACGACTCCTGCTACTTCGTAGCGGACATGAACGAACACAAGTTCTTCATCGGACTAAACCAAAACAAGCCACAAGCAATTTAAAACGATACAACTATGAAAAAGAAATTCACATTCCACTTCCCTATGACAGGTGAAACTATCACACGAGAACTCAACCTCCTCGCAGTCAAGGACGCCACAATCAAGTATCTACGCAAGCAGTCAGAGGTACGGGGTGACATCTGCCTTGTCTCCGACGATAGAGAGGAGATAGTCGCCATGGCTCACATCGACGAACACATGAAGGTAAAGTTCTTCACCGAAGATGACAGCGTGTCCGACATAAAAGCCATTGGCGATGTTTCTAACGAGTTTTAATTCTTTCGTTAGAAAATTTTTATTAACTTTGCAGAAAACCTAATCAGCCCTCGACATCACGGTTAAGTCAATATTTATGAAGAAACAAGACTGGGCAGTTCTGATAATCATCATACTTGCCGTTTTTATTTCATGCTGACATTATGAAGTCAATAATAGTGATATACGACGACCTCTTCGAACTCGACCGCACGGAAGTCTCCTATCAAGGCGAGACACAGCTAAAGACTATCATCAAGTCGCTCATGGCTGACTATCCCGAGAGCGAGAAAGCCGAGGTCTACAACAAGATAACGCAGAACCTCATCCTTGCCTACCGACGTGACAGCAAAGGCAACCTCATTGAGATAGAGCGTTATATCCACAAGCGAGCCGTCAGCCACGCTCCACGCAACACCGTCAAGCAATACACGCAGCGCATGACGTTTTGGATGGAGCCAGAGATTTACGAGCGACTTGACGTTCTACGAGGCAAGCGAGCCAAGTATGTACGTGATGCAGTAGTCGAGAAGTTGGAACGTGAAGGCAATCCCATTCCTCCCGACCCTCACGCCAAGGTAGAGGGGCATCCCGACCGACGCTATCACCGAATGTTCAAGAACCTCCCTCAAAGCGTTCGAACATACAATGCCCGTGAAACCTACCGCTCACCGCTCATCATCACCAAGACCCCCGAAAACCTTTGGCGAGTGTCTTATGGCGAGTACACGACACAGCAAGGCGCACCGTCCGTCGAACACAAAGACCTCCTTTCGGCTCTCGAATGGCTCGACAAATGGATTAAAGACTACGGCAACAAATGGGTTGTCGGCAAAGTTATCAAAAAGAATGAAGGGATATAATCCTTTCATTCTTTTTTTTGCTTTAAATCAATAAAAACGTACATTTGTTTATAAAATCTTTATAAACGCTTACACTTTGTACTTATTTTCGCTATCTTTACGTTTTTACTAAAATATAGGCTTATGAAAACTACATCAGCAACAAGCGTCAGCCCAACACTCAACCGCTCGATATTCTTCTTCTACGAGAAGACTCTGCGCTATGTGCCTATCGTCCTCATGCTATGCCACTGGTATGGTGTCTGTAGTTTCCACGACAATCCACGTGAGATAGTCATAGACATTCGTGAGAACGAGGAATGTATTGCCTACCTCTATTTCATGGTCTACATCTTCCCCGTAGTCTTCATGCTCCCTGCAAGCCATTTCTTCAAGCTATGTTGGATATGGCGCATACCGTTCGTCTATATTATCGGCACCAACGCTATACGGCTCTACTACCATTCGTGGCTCATTACCAACGAAATGTATGATGCCGACTTTATCCTAATCCTCATGACTGTAGCACTCTACGTCTGCGCCTTTGCACAAGTCCTATGCCGTAGCTTCCGTCCATGCAGCCGAACTGTCACTAAAACCAAATAACTATGAATGTACGAAACTTACTCGCTGACGCTTTCGATAGCGCAGCTTCACGCCTCCGCAACAACTCTTGCGGAATGACCGAACAGGAAATGGAGAATGCTCTACACAAGATGCTCTATCTCCTCGACAACGACCATCACTTCAACGAAGCTGATGCACGAGCAGCCATCGCCCGAATGTACTATTTCAGCGACGACACACACAAATGCTATGCACCGTTCTTCCCCTACGAGGACGTACGTGCGGCTTACGACAAGATGCTGCTCACATTGCCCGACGATTACAACTTCTGGGACTTCTGCGTCACGGTCAATCTCATGTACTCCAATCATATTGAAACCCTCCGCTCGTGGTTTCGTGACCGTAGCCGGCTGTTGCAGAAGTCGTGCGAGTTAGCACGCAGCTTCCTACAGGACGAAGACACCGACCATCCATCTGACAAAATTTGGTGGTACGTCAATTCCTAAAGACACCAAAAGCGGATAGGGCAGGATTCATTCCTCTCTATCCGCTTTTGCGTCAATCGTCAATGTATTTCTCTATCACCTCGGGATTATACTCAGCGCCATATCCGCAGGCCTCCTCATACATCTTGAAGTCAGCCAGTTTCCTGCTTATGATGTCCGCAGCCAACACGCAGTTGCTGTCTTTGTTGCAGTCAATGTCTCCGCCACTGCATTTCAGTACCCTCCTCACAGCTTTCTCCCAGTTCTTCGCAACATCTTCGAACGAACTTTCCTTCGAAAACAGCAGACTCATATCCACCTTTGTCTTCTCGGATCCGTCGGCTATGTACTTTCTGAACGTCGACAATGCGAGGTCGTTCATCGTCAAAGCAGTCAACAGATGTGCCTTAAGCAAATGTTCCGTGTCGTTATGCTTCATCAGCACCGCATCATAGCTCCACTTTAGCTTCTGTACGTGCATCTTCATCTTCTCCGCCACGTCGTCCGATATGTCAAGCCACATCTGATACCTGTCCCGCAGCTGCACCTTCATCTTCGAGTTCCACGTGTCGTATGCAGCAAGAGCCTTGTTCACGTCTCTTTTCACCTCATGTTTCCAGTGCTTTGTCTCCTCCAGCATCACCTTAGCGTCGAGCATCGAACTTTGTGCCAGGTTATATACCGAGCCGATGATGATATAGTACAACGAGCACTGGTCGTTCACTGCATCCATCGTCCGTTTCATCACGTCAGGATGCACAGCAAGCAGGTTTCTATTCTGCCTTACCAAACTTCTTCTTATATTCATGACACTTTGCTTTAAGTTCCTCCTCTATAATGTTCTCCACTTTCATTACTCGCTTGACGCTCTCGAATGAAAGCCTTTTCAAGTAACACTTAATGGGCACGTAAGTCCTTCTCACGGTCTCCACGTATTCTATCAGATAAGTTCTGCGTACGTATCTGTCTGGCAACTTGAAAATCCAAAACCTTTTGCCTTCCACTCTCGTTATCTCGCCACACACACAAATATGTGCCTTCATACCTCCCTTTGTGCGTACGTCTGTAACGGTACGCTGTGTTCTGTATATTATAGTTCTTTCCATATTGTTTACTTTGTATATCATATTATTTCTCCTTTCGGTCGTGAATGGAGCCTACAACCTCAACATCGCCTTCATAATCGTTGACAACGACTCCATATAACGGCCATGTGCTTGTGCTTACAGGGTCGGCATACAAAACATCGAAGCAGTAACCGCGAACACCACCAACAACATGACCGATAATTTTGCCATCGTGGGCGAGGACATCACCGTCATAAATCTCCTTGCCGTTCTTGTCGTGTAAGCCAGTGAACTGGCAGACGGTCTTGGGGTCAACCTTGTATGTAATGTTTCTATTCAATATACTTTCCTTTTGACGATTCTCGATAATGTATGTATTATCATTCTCCTCGTAGAAGTAGCCACAAGTCCATTCTTTATTATCAAGGCGTTTAGCCTTAAATTTAATAGTTCTCATTTTATTCTTTCCTTTCTTTCGCTTTATTGTCGAATACGTTGCCGATGACTGCCCAGCACAATAGCCGTCCACAGTCAACATGAATCATGATAGAAGTAGTCACAGTATTATCCACAGAACGAAGACAGAACGAGCCATGCTTGAAAACGACAACACAAGCGTATTTTTCGTTAACAATTATACCGTTATCACACACAACAACATCACCTTCGTAGACCTCATTCCCCTTAGAGTCTTTAAGGTTCGTAAACTGTCCCACAGTCTCTGGGTCAACCTCATACCCACCGACCATAGCTCGAGGCGTTAGACCAGTGGTTGTGACCTTCTGATTATGCACCAAGTCACCATATCGCCAAGCGTCTGTAAAGACGTCCTTGCCACGAAATTTGATTGTTCTCATAAATTATTCCTCTTTTATGCCAAAGGGCGTGCCGTCGGCGAATGTGCAAGTTTTAAATGTTGCATTGAAATCGTCACCTTTATTTACATGCCAAATTTGTTCATACCCCTCGTCTGTTTTAACCCACCCGAACGGTTGATGCTTGAGCATTTCTTGCCAGCACTCTTCAGCATTGGCGAAAGGGCGATACTTGGGTTCTGGCTTGATGCGGTATTTACATAAATCAAAATTAATACTGTCTACATCAAACCAACCTCTTCCTCCTGCTTGCTGTATTGTTTTACCTTCTGCAAACGCCTGTATAATAGGCAGAAGCTTTTTAGCTTGTTGTCTGTTCATAATAAAAATATGTACTTTAAATTTATATACTATTTTATAGTAACCTAAATTAGATTCTATTTAAACTTCATTAACTTTGTTACTGTTTATATAATCATATAAATGATTAACTTTGTAGCGCAAATTAGAATCGAGGTTAACAACCTCTGGCGAAACAGCCAAGAAAAAAGTCCTTCCAGCCCTCCAGCTCTAAGACATTTCCCCCAGTCCTGTGCTGGGGTTTTTCTTTGTATGGTGGCTCCATGCAAAGTACTCCAAGCAATTTCGCTGAAGAGTATATTACTCTGTTACACCGTAGGCTTCGGGCAACTTGCGGATAATGTCTGAGCCGTAACTATCCTTTGTTAATTCGACAAACTCACGAACTGTAGTGCTACCATCGAGGCTGATGCCTTTGTCTTCACAGAAGCTCTCACGTCCCATTCGGCATGACCCTGTAAGCACATGATGATAAGCGAAGAGGTCACGATTTGGATATGGTGTATCATACTCGGGGAATTTCTTACGGAATGCCTCGATGCGCTCTTCTTCGGTACTGCCGTCATAGAGCTTCTCTTGCAGGGAAGAAAAAGCGTCATGTAGGGTGCTGCCGTGGGCGAACTTATTCTGCTCCTTGACAATATAGCATGGCTTCTGAGTCAAATCACTTTGCAAGATATAACCCTGTGCAATGTTGCCACGAACGGACTTGATGATTGTCGGCACATCGTCTACCATATAAACAGTATCGCCGTTTATTTCTTTTACGCCAGAGCCATCGCCATCGCCATAGCCATAGCCAGAGACATAGCAATCGAAAAAGAATTAAAAT